TGAATTTTGACAAAACTTTACTAATAAATATCTGCGTATCTGAATATTGTTTTGATCCGGCATAATCAAGGAAGTGTCCATTATGAGCGACGACGGTATCACATGATAATTCTATTTCGCAAAGTTTTGACAAATCACTTGACAATGGAAAAGGATGACACAGTCCCGCCTTAGTACTCCCGCTAGTGGAATATCTGAAATGATAGATTACAGTTTTGTCATATAATAAATTATCATTCAGGTTTATCAAGTTATCCAATTTTAAACCTTTAATTATTTTAATGGTATTATTATCAATATAGGCAATTCCAATTCCATCCGGGTTATAGTATTCAGCAAGTGATAATTCGTTATCACTTGGCGGTTTATTTTTTGAATTTTTATATATTATAATACACATTATTCGCCTTCTCCTATTTGTAAAAGTTTTAAATATTTTTTAAAGTTTTTGGTATAGCTGCTTTTTTGAATAAACTCCTCGAATGTCGAAGTTTTGACTATAGAGTCGTATTGCTTGACATAATCAATAATAGCATTTGTCAGAGTTAAATATTTAACTATACTTTGGAGTTTTAATGTTCCTCGATATAATCTGAATTCAGTGGTATCATGCGGTTGCAAATTGATTGCTGCATTCCGTATTCTGCCGTATTCATAAGATACGTTTCGATGGGTATTTTTTAAATCAGTCACCCTTGGATAATACGATAAAACTTTATTGTAATTGAGGTTTTTAATCACTTTACTTATATTTATATTTTTTGCTTGACAATAACGGAAGCCGCATCTCGTGTTGGTTTGAAAATGACAATAACCGTCCGCAGTCTTCGCTTGCCCGTTTTCAATACATTCCAGTAATTTGCATCTTTTCGCAATCTTCGCCATTTCGGTCCAATTCTTTTCGACAAAATTTACAATCTTGATTTTCATGTTATTGATATCATAGTCAGTTTTGCCGAAATATTTATTTGAAGTGTGAATGTGAAATCCGCAAAGTTTACTATCATAACTCGTTCCGCCATTTCTTCTCAAAATTGAAATAATATTTCTCCAAGGAAATCCAGTAATTAAACATTTTAAATCCATAGGATGTGAAACTATTTCAAAGCCATAAGGCGACAGTGATGAGTCGTCCTTTAAATAGAATAAACTTTCACTGTTTGATAATTCAAATATAGATTCAGATGCAGAATTCATTTTACTCGAACTATCAAAACAAACTTCCAACTCAAATCCCATATATAATACTTTGGGATTATAATTACCGGTAACTATACTTTTTGTTTTAATGTCATAGTGTCGAAATATCGGATTCGGTTTATGACAGTAATCGTGAACATAATTGTTACATCCGTGATCCGTATAGCAATCCTCACAAAGATAATTTTCGCAATGTTCGCAATACATAATATCAGATGAGCTATGATAACTATTACAGCGTTCGCAACACGAATAATTCGTAATGCAGTCATCGCAAATTATTTCGCCATTGACATCATTTCCGTATTGATTCAGACGTATATCTTCACAATCGTAGCATCGGAAATAATAGTTCTCAAAACAATGTTCACAAAGCGTCCCATTATCGTAATTGCAGCAGTCATCTAAGTCCACTATATTCGAGCAATAAGTGCATTCTCCATAATGGTCATTAAAGCATTCTTCGCAAAATTCATCCTGATCGTGGTATTCCGTGAATAAACTGCCGCAGTCGTTACATATATTGTATGCGTTCGACTGACACAAGTCTATGCATTCTTCGCACATTAAATATTCCCTATTCTTATATTGAATAGGAAATAGTGGATTATATAGGTTTGACGTGATACATCCTGCACAATATGACTTCTTATTCGATAGCAATAAATTCATTTTACACTCCTATACGGCCACAAGCCGCAGTTTATAGCAATTTTGCCATTAAAATTTTGCATCCACAAGCCAAAGTCGTAATTCGAAATGACTTCGCCCTGATTATTACACAAGTCTACGCAGTCCACATCATCCAATGCGAATCTATTCCCATTGGATGATAATACTTTCGACAGATTCATTTGTGTCAATTTATAGCAGTATGTATTATCTGCTAGCCTTAAGTTATATTGGCTTAGCACTGATAATACTTTTTCAATTACTTCTGATATATTGTCAAGATTAAATCCACGGTTGAAACTTCCTATATTGGAACGCATATATATTTCGTTACATATTTTCCGGTTGATCTGTTCAAATTGTTTTTTTGTCAATTTCGCCATTTTTCTATTCTCCTATTTTGACTCTATTATTAAATTTAATATTCCTATGATAAAGAATGACATAGACAGTCCTACAATAACTGTTATACCATAATCTTCGATTCGTTCCATTGTTTTTTCTCCCTTTTCATTCCTAAGTAGCATCCTTTTTGGAATATAAGTTTACAGTCTTTACATAAAAGATAATACTCTCCCTTATGATTAAAGTTTAAAATGTAACGTAAAGTCTTTTTGCAAATTGGAATATTCCTTTTAATGACGACTGCGACAGTTGTTTTTTTATCCATTGTTTTTTTCTCCATTGTTTTATTTGATTTATTTAATATATTGAAATTCATATATAAATATATATGCATAAAGCGTGCCAAGTAATAACGAATTCAATATAAACAAATATATAATATACAAATAGAAAACATGATGAAATATAATGTTATATTCAGGTTATGTTTTAATGCATTCTATAAATATATGTTCAATTTCAGGACAGTCCCTGTTCAATTTCAGGACATATACTGTAAAGTGCTGGTAATCAAGGGTATATTGTCCTGTTTCAGGACACTGACAAATATTGTCATCCTATTCCATAAGTTATATTCTATTCAATTATAATACATTTATTGCTATTATCCTATAGTATACCATGTTTATACACTTATAATATATGATATTCACATGCAGTATTATACACTTATTATTATATTCACCTACTATATTATATTCCATAGAATATTAAGATAATATAGAATATCACTTCAAAATTCGGAGAGTTTTGAAGTAAAGCATTCTATATTTCCAATTATATACTATTACTTTAATTATACTTATTTACCCATGATTATATGTTAGTATTATCATAATACATTGTAGATGCTTGAATCTATTGACTCTGGAAGGCATGGGCACCTGTCAAGTCCAGTATTATCAAGCATCTATAATGTATGCTTTGTCAAGTCCAGTATTATCAAGTGTGTGCAGGAGTGCTTGGTAGGAAGCCAATAGAATCAGGGCGACAGGTGGGGCAAGCTCTGGAAACATTTCCAGGGATAAGCTTGATCTCCCTCATACCTGGGACTAATTTTTTTTCCATACCTTCATTTTTGGCTCATATTTTGCCTTCTTGGAGCATCTTCTGCCTGTAGCAAGGTGCCAATGCTTGCACTTTTCAGATCTAGGGATTTCTGGCACCCATAATAAGAGAAGATATATACTGCATCCTACACCCATACCCCTGGAAACATATTGTAGCAGTAGTAATGCCTGTTGGTTGACAAGTGCTACACTTATTATTAAGTGTATAGGATTCCTACTGTAGCTATAATAGGGTAGTAGGGTAAAATTTATTTTTGGTTGTACTTGAAATATTGCTATTGGAATACTATATTATATATATGAGAAACATTAACAAGAAAGAAATAACAACTAAGGTGATGACAGAAAATGGATGATATTGGAAAAGCATATATACTAAATGAAGATAACTATTTAATGAAATATTGTCAATATCTTAATAGGCTTTTGGCTATGCAAGATGTTGCCAATGCAATGAAGGAAAAGCTTAGAAAGAAATTTGCTGGGCAAAGAGTAGAGGTTTGTAATATGTGCAGAATTGATTGCACCTCCGATAATGAAATAAAATACGAACCAATAGGAGTTAATGGACAATTCCAATAACAAGAAAGGATGTAGTTATGAGTTTAGTTGATAAAATACCAGATGAAGTTAAGCTTGGTATTGGGATTGTAGCCCTGACCATTATGGCATGGCTATCTGCTTATTTAATATTGAATATACTAATACTAATAGGTATGGTATAGAAAGGAGTAGTAGTGTGAAGAAGGTTGTTTATTACAGAGACATTTGGAGCAAGTATTATTGTAATATCATCAACAAGATGTTATCTATGAAAACAATAAAGCTTGCAACAGTAATAGTACTAGTGTTGGTGGTGCTTGTTGGCGGTAGTATTGTGGTACATAAAATTATAGATGCTGGCATTGCACTTACGATAGAAGATGCAAAGTATAAAATAACACTGTATGGTTCAAGTGAGAAAGATGTTATTAGAGTTTGGTATTGCATTAAATATTACCATGGGTTTTCTAATACTTGTTCCTTTATTCCCTTACCATGCAAAAAAAACCTTCTGTTTATTTCTGGCAATCTTGTTACTATAAGTGGGAATATTGTAATAGAGGAAATAGATAGTATGGAAGGGAATATATTGTGATTACTCTACAAATGGCTTTAATAGTTGCTGGATGGTCAATTATTATAGTTATGATATTGATAACTGTAAGATGGGTGTTAAAGGAGGATAAATGATAGAGCCGAATAGCATAATAAATGCAGATTGTCTTGACATTTTCCCCCAGATCAAGGATAAGAGCGTGGAACTGGTGTTGACAGATATGCCTTATGGAATAACCGCTTGTGCATGGGATATAGTTCCAGATCTCGATAAGCTTTGGACAGAACTAAAGCGTATTGGCAAGCCGAATTGTGCTTATGTATTCACAGCTTCACAGCCGTTCACTACGGATTTGATATGCTCGAATCGAAAGTGGTTTAAGTATGAGTGGATATGGGAAAAGAATCATGGTAGCAATTTTGCTTCTATCAAATATCAACCTATGAAATTACATGAGAATGTATTGGTTTTCGGGGAATCAATAAATTATTTTCCAATAATGCAAAAGAAGTCTTTATCTTCAATTCAAAGAGACAATTATATCAGAAATGGCAATACGGAAATTAATCATTTAGGAAATTTAAAAACATTAACAAGAGAAGCCAATTTTTATACAGAACTTAAATATCCAAGTAGTATTCAATATTTTAACAACAATAATGACGAAGAATTCGGATTGCACCCCACTCAAAAGCCCATAGCATTATTCCAATACCTGATTCAAACTTATACCAACGAAGGTGATCTGGTTCTGGACCCCTTCGGGGGAGCCTCACAACTGTCATTGCTTGTCTATCGACAAATAGACGCTACATAGTCATAGAAAAGGATCACACTTACTATGAGAAAGGTATGAAAAGGATTGAGGATTATAACAGGCAAGGAAGGATAAGTTTTAGTTAATACAATCCTATTTCATGAAACACATTTGACCTGTATTGTGGAACCTTATGCGCATCACTAGAAACCTTACCTGATTTATTCCATGCATCATTATTATGCTTTTCTGGAATTGGGAACATCCTATTAAATAAGATGTTCTCTATTTCATTATATGTATAGCCATATTGGTATAGTAAGTCACTTTTGTCTAGAATTTCATATCCTACTTCTGATTCTTCCATTATGCTATCCTCCTGGGCAATCTTTAAATGATGGTATGGTTGGTAATTCCTTATCTGTTATGCTGTCAAGATAGTATATTGTATAATTAGATGGTTTTACACCAACAAAGGGGTTAGATTTCACGGACTTTTTTCTTTCAATGTCTCTTATTATAGAGCATCTCATGGATATATGTTTAGCACTTCTTGCATAATTGGTTATGCTCCCAGTTTCTAGAAATGGGCACTCTTCACACCCATATTTATTTGTATCATAATCTTCTGCTTTCATCTTTTTAGTTTCCTATATAAAGGTTAAATAAATCTCTAAATACACTTGGAGCTTTGCTATACAGAACTTTTAAGACTTCACACATTACATCTCTAATTTCCCACTGTGCATGTTTTGAACACCTCATCTTTATAATATGTCTCCAATTCCTAAAGTTTGCTGTCATTACTATTTCTGTTGTGCAAGCATTGGGGAGAATAAACCTTGCATCTTCTTTAGGTACACCACAATCAATTAAATGTCTATATGCATATTGCATGTCTTCTATGATATTTTTATAAATAGCCTTAGGCAGTTTATTTTTATGTTTTTCAATGGATGGAGGCATAACATATTCAAATTGCTCTTCCTTACAATATCTTTGTGACTTCTGGGAATATGAAGCTAATCTATGCCTTACTAACTGGTGTGTCATTGCTCTGGAAATCCCTGATATCCTAAATGTAGCAGAAGCATGTTCTAAAACAGACTCATGCTCATTCTCTAATATCATTCTTATAAATCTTGAAGAAGAATCCTCTGTAATTTTACTATAAGACTGATAACAAGTTCTTCCACACAACTCTATATGTTTTTCTGGTTCTGGTGTTATTGATAATAATTCTACTTTCATTTGTCCTCCATTAGTTTAAGTAAAGGCATTCTTGCCTGTTCTATATTCTTAAATGCTACATAGCAAAACTTTTCTGAAAGCTCTATGCCTATGTAGTTCCTATTATTCTTTACGCAAGTGACTGCTGTAGTCCCTGAGCCCATGAACGGGTCTAATACAACATCTCCTGGCCAAGAATACAGTTTAATACATCTATAAGGTAATTCTTCTGGAAACGGAGCAGGATGCTCCCTTCTATCTGGGTTAGGTTGGATATACCAGCAATTAGTTGTAAATCTTAGAAACTCTTCTTTTGATATATCATTTGGGCCAGCCTTGTCTGTTCTCTTGCGTTGTTCTTTGTCCATTATTATTACTAATTCAGAAGCATCTCTTAAGTAAGGGCAAGAAGCAGACATCCAACTTCCCCATGAAGTTACATTGTTTCCAGAAAGTTCTCCTCTAGGCATTTTTATCCAAGTTACAAATTCTCTATCTAAAAATCCAATCTCCCTCATTATCATTAGTATATCTATGCTTAAATATGCCATTCTTGATTTAGTAGATTGCAATATGGAAGAAGGTAAGTTTATGCAGATTCTCCCACCTGGAATAAGAACTCTATAGCAATGGGTTAATACATTTTTCATGAAATCTAAGTATAGAGAATAATTCTTTCTGTCATCTGTTCCATATTGCATTCCAACATTATAAGGAGGGGATGTTACTATGAGATGGACAAAATTATCTGGTATTTCTGGGAACTTATCTAAAACATCTCCTTGTAGTATTTTATTTATTTCCATTGCCCTTCCTGCCTGGTATTTTATCACATTTGAATATTTTACACATGTCTGGTCTATCATTATATACAAGGCACATTCTTGATATTTTGTCGAAATGCTTGCAATTTAAAATAACTCTATTGCCAGATTCTGAATAATTCTTAAATATAATCATATCCTTAATAAAGTCTCGTTTCTTATCTGGTGTTTGTATTGTTCCTTCCATTATCCCATCATAGTGTATTGTTAGAATAGTAAATTCCTCACAGCATCTACCGTTACATTTATTGCATGTTTTATAACTTGGCATTTTTACTCCTTTCGTGTAGTCACGTTGCATATCCACTATTTAGAGTTATGGAAATCCCAGAAAAACTTTTCACACTGCCCACAATCTCTGCAATATTTGTTTTCATAAGTTTTTCCACACATGTATGTTACTTTTTTTGCCACCTTGCCAAAGAAATATTCTAATCGTAGCATTGATTTCATTGCATTCCAGGATTCTTTATTCAAAACATAATACTGGTTAGTTATGTGTTTCTCTAAAATATAATGTTTATGGTATTTCTTTGGCATATAATTGTGATACCAGGGCTGATATCTCATTGGAGTTACTATGATTGGTATTTTATTTTTATGAAATATCCTATATATAGTATCTAATAGTATAATATTCCAGCAATTTGCTCTAAATCTTACTGCCATTAAGTTTTTCATGTCTTCTTTGGTAAGTTTTTGTAGCCACCATTCTATTCTAAGGCTATCATCATGATTTACTCCATTTACAGTGAGTATAACAGGGGCATCAAATCTAGATATATTCTCTGGTATTGCAGTATTGTAATACTTTAAAGGATATTGCTTACATGATTCTATTACCATTTCTCTTAACATATTAGAATCATGCCCAGAATTAACTCTAAATATTGTTTTGTCCAAGTCATATTTAGAAGGATTAGGCAATAAAGGCAATTCTTTCTTAATATCTAAGTAGAAATTACTATTGTAATAACAACTAATACAATCATTTGGGCAATATCCAGAATGTGGTATTACATCTACAATATTACTACCTTCTAATTTAGGATCAACCTTTGTCACTTACTTCTCCTTTTAAAAAGTCTCTTATATCTATTCCATCTGAATCTAATCCTGTTGTTTTCCAGCATGGTATATTAGTTTTTCTTGAAAATAACTCTACCATTTTCCTGCTGGGGATGTTTTCAGTTGCCATTTCTATTAGACCTCTAAAATATTCTGGCTTTTCAGAGTGTTTTAATGCTCTACATTGATATATATTTTCAACTTGGCATCTCAAAGCTTTAATTTTGCCTTTCATCCCAACCAATATATGTTCAGTTTGACCTCTAAAATGATATCCAAGTCCCAAAGACATTACCTTTCTCCAAGTAAGCATTGTTTTATACTTAAATCCCCAACTTTTCAATAATTCCATTCCTTCATCTATCAATGGCACTGTTACCCAAAGGAACATAATACAATCTTTTTCACAAATATTACTAATTGGCAATAACTTTAGATCTTTATTGGTTATTGTTGGATAGAAATTTAATGCTCCAGATTTCATAGACCCTCCAGTTTTAATATTTCTATAAGTATAAGGAGGATCACAGTATATTACATTATACTTCATCATTATTTCCTATTGTTTTACTATCTTCATCTTTTATTTCTATATTTTTACTTTCCATATAGTATCTTATACACCTTGCTACCCCATCTGGAATAGAAAGAACATTACCTTCTGATGTCCATTTTGATTTTCCTACTATCCCATGCAGTTGTTTGTATACTTCTACTATATCTATACTACTTTTAAAGCATAATGAAACTAATCTTCCAATAGCTTCTGTTATTGCTGCTATTTCATCTCCAGATTTTCCTATAATTGCAAATAATTCATAAGGATTATCATTATCTTCACTTATTATTACGTATAAATGCCCAAATTCTGTTTCTGTATGAAATGTATGTGATTGTAAATGTTTTTTTCTTGTCAATTATATTCCTCCTTTGTATTGATTAAGCCCCACCACCATGATGGGGCTTGCTTTTTAAAGTCTTATAGTACGGTATGGCTTGTAACAACTTTTACAATAATTAACAATTCATTGGTATCACCCTTTCTATATATCATAAATTGTTACTCTATTTTTGGGTAAGGTATATTGCTAAATATACAATGGCATCTATGATGTTATCATCATCTCTTCCATTAAGCTCCCTACCTATTTTAAGCAGAGCATATATCATAGACACGTCATCTGGACCTATTGGTTTATTTTTGTCCCTTTGGTTAAGGAAAATATCTACCAACTTAGCTTGGACAGGAAAAGAGTTCTCTGGAGTCCCTCTTATAGTCTTTCTATTATTAAATATCTCTTGGCATTTAGAAAATATTTCTTCTATTGTCATAGGTTTTTTATCTGTCATATTATTCTCCATCCTCTTCTTCAATATCTGAAGCAAGTAATTGATATTCCATCTTTAGTTTAGTAGAAAAATCTATTCTACAAACTCCTGGCACTTCTACCCTTTGACCTGAAAATCTATGCTCTAGTATCTTCTTGATCTTTTTAGCTTTACCAACTGCCCTAACAAGTTCATTATATTCTTTACATAGATTTATAAAATAACTGTCTGTTATTTCCTTAAAACCTTCTTCTGCTTCCAATCTTAAATTATTGTCTGGCATAATTACTCCTTAAAATGGCACATCACCATCTGTTTCAGTTTGAGATTTAGGAGAGCTTTCATGGCTTCTTATAAATTCAACTTTTTCAGCCATGATATTTATATAGTGCTTACCTTCATATTCATTGCTTGTAAGTTTGCCCTCTATAATAACATCCATCCCTTCATGCAGATGGCTATTTATAGATTCAGCATACTTACCCCATACTGCTATATTGTCAACATAAGTCTCAATGTTCTTATATTGGTCTCCTTGTTTTACATACTCACTACATACTATGGACATCTTCATTAAGGAAGTGCCTTTCTTTGTAGTGCCCATCTCTGGGTCTTTTGTTAATTTACCAAGTAAAATTACTCTATTCATTAATTCCTCCTAATTCTTTGAAGATAATCTTTGTTTATTAAATAATATTCCACATAGAATATTTAATCCCCATGCTTGGGCAAGCGTTATGTGGTTTAGCCCAAATAATGTTGGCATTATCCAATTCCATAGCAAGTAAATAAATGGGCAAGCAATGCAAGATATTAAAAATATGACAAAAAATGCTATTGCTATAGCCCCAATAATTTTTGCAATATTATCCATATCAATTCCTCCTAATTTGTGTTATAAGTTGATTCTTCATAATCATTACATTTATCACTAGATGTATAGGTTATCCAACTTCCATGACCATCTGTATATGATATAGAGTGGTACTCTCCACTCTTATATTCAGAGTATTGATAATATCCATACGGAGCATCTGGTCTATCTCTTTCACAATCACTGCCAGTTAGGCTATGTCCGCATCCAATATATCCTATACATATTGCAAGTATGAAAAACATTGCTAAAATCTTACCTTTCATCCCATATCTCCTTTCTTATTAAATAGGTTACAATAAATAATATATTCCTGAATTTTTAAATTGCAAGTCATTATTCATCTTTTTCCTCTTCTTGCGAAATATTTCTTTCAAACCCACAAAATGGGCATATGCTAATTCCTTCCTTTATGGTATTCCCACATGTACCGCAAGCATATACATCTGTTTTAGTTTTAATCTTTGGTTCCTCTTGTGTTTTTTCCACAAAATATGGGCACTCAGTTACCAATATTTTAATCTTATGATCTTGAGATATCCTTCTTATTATAACTGCACTAACCTTACAGTTATCATTGCTCCTGCTGCACCATTTGCACATATTCTCATTATTGTAATTTTGCAATATGGAATTGTGATATATTGGTGCACTTCCAGCCTTTTTCCTTTCAATGTGCATATTTCTTTTCATATTATTCACTCCATTCTTTTGGTCTATATTCTTTGCCAGAGAACAGTTCATGTATAGAAATATTGTGTTCATTTGAATAAAATCTTGCCTTTGGAGATCCTATTTGTGCAATATTCATACAATTCTCCTGCGGATAGCCACCATCATACTCTAGGAAGCCTCCAGTGGTTATTACATGCTTTGTATGATTAACTATACCCTTTTTGTCTTTATTTAATCTCTGGGTTATTATTCTTACATGCCCAAGATCATGGACATGGGCACCAGCAAGAAGGTCACAGTCAAAATTATTAGCCAATCTTGCATAATATGCCAACTTTGTCCATTGGAAATTAGAAGATGACCTTCCATGAACTGTATATACAGCATAGCTCTCGTTGCCAACTTTAAATAAGTTCCAACAAGCTCCTCCTAAATACCTATGCTCAATATTTAGCATCTTACACATTATTCTAATAATATCAACTCCAGTAGTTTTGAGTATTCTTGCTTCATGATTTCCTCTAATTACACCTATTATCAAGTCTTTTTTTGCTAATGGCTCAAATCTTGCAAAAAGATTGTCTATTTGTTGTTGTATTAGTCTCTTTTGAGTATAGACAGAATCCCCTATTGAACTTTTTTGCCCTATTTCAGCCAAATCTCCCATTAGCACTATTGGTATATTATAATCTACACAATATTCTATTGTTTCATTGATAAGCTTCTGATTGCAAGTATGGTATCCATCATGCAAATCACCTATAAACCCAACATCTTTATAGTTATCATTGTCATTTATTTGTAAATCCACCCTGTTTAGCCTTATTTGTGGTTCTGCAAACCTTTCAAGGAATGACTCATATCCACCTTTTCTAATGTCAAGGAAACTTTGATTTAATTTCCTAACTAATTCAATAGAGTGTTTTTCACTCATCCTTTCTGGATTGATTTTCCATAAATTAACTGTTCTTTTTGCAACTTTCATCTTGTCACAAATTAATACATTTGGACAAGTTTCCAGTATTGCAATAACTCGTTTATCAATATTTTTCATTATTGTTCCTTTCTTTCAATAGTAAATCCAGGAGGTAATGGTTCACTTGGACTGCATTCTGGGCAGAACTGATAGCAATTATATAAATAACAGCCTATTGGGTCCATTACCACTATCAGTGATATTTTATGTTTTTCACAAATATCACTTGACTTCTCATATTTAGTTTCTGGTAGCAACATTAAATAACCTCCTTTTAATCTCAATAGTGTTTTTTTCTACTTTTTCCCAACTATCAACATTGTTAATTGACCAGAATACACACTTATTTCCTTTCTTTTTAATATTAAATACATTTTGATGTTGTCGTAATACATAATTAAATATCCTATGTACTAGAATATAGTAAATTGGAGAGTGAATTGCAAGTTCATAGCAATTATAACTCTGAAAATCTGATTCATATTCAAAAATATAGTTCATTATCACTCCTTATACAAGACACAGCTTCTTTGGAATTTCATGTCAACAACTCCAGTTGTGCCATCTCTATTTTTAGCAATTATTACTTTAACTGGAATACCATCTACACATGTAGCATATCCACCACTTTCAACATCTATAGCTTCTGACCACAGCAATACTACAACATCAGCATCCTGCTCTAAAGCTCCGGAGTCTCTTAAGTCACTCAACTGTGGTTTCTTTAAACTCCTTGTCTCTACTAACCTATTTAATTGGCTAAGTAGTATTATTGGGATGTCTAATTTTTTAGCAAGTCCTTTTATTTTCCTTGACATTTTAGCAACTTCTGCATTTCTATTTTCCATATCATTGACATCAATTAAGCCCAAATAGTCAATAACCAACAAGTCTATGTCATGAACCAGTTTATATCTTTTTGCTATAGAGCATATTTGATCTATTGACATTGGGTTGTCACTAATAAAAAGGTCTCTTTTGCTATATTCATATGATGCTATGATAATCTTATTTAATATAATCTTGTCATTACTACCAGTTTTAAATATCCTAAGATCCGCCTCTGTTTCCATTGACAATAACCTATTCTTAATAGCATCTATACTTTGCTCTAGTGATAAAAATAAAACCTTCTTTCCTTTAAAGGCTACATGTTTAGTGATTGTTAGTGCAAATGAAGTTTTACCAGTACTAGGTCTTCCTGCTATTATAATAAGATCTTGCTTTCTTAACCCCCCAACTATTGTGTCGAAGTTCCTAAATCCAGTATATAGGTTGCCGTATGACTCTGGGTTCTCATATTGGTCCATCATTTTTTCCATAAAATCACGGTCAACTTCTCCCATCTTTTCAGCTTCTCTACTTAATTCAGCTCCAATTATTTCTTCTATTGAATTTTCAACATCTTCTATGATTGATATTGGGTCTTCTTTAGCTTCATAGCCTTTTGTTGTCATTGTATTACCAACTTGTATAACTTTTCTAAGCATTGACTTGTCCCTTATTATTTGAGCATAATACTCTACATTTACAGGGCTTGAGATGTCATCAAGTAGCCTAGTTATAGCAGATATCCCTCCAACTTGATCTAGTAATCCATTGTTTAACAATTCATCTTTTAATGTTAGAAGGTCACATGGCCTATTGTCATTGATCATAATTTTTATGATGGAATAAATTTTTCTCAAATTGGAATTATAAAAATCAGACTCATTGATCATCCCTGATATTAAATGAAACTTACTATTGTCAATTAGGATTATTCCAAGTATTGCACTCTCAGCATCTAAATTACAGGGTGGCACTCTAACTAATTCTGTCATTTACTAAACTCCTCTAATATTTGTTTTCTTTGTTTTAATAATAATTCTTTTCTTGCATTTATTCTTTCTATTTCTTCTGGGCTATCTTCCTTAATACATTTTTTTACAAATTCTTTTTTCACAACTATTTCATCTGCAATATCCCTAAGCTTTTTTGCATATTCCTTCCAATACTTATCGTGAAATTTCATCATCAAACTCAATGCAGGCTTTGAAATTATTTCCCTGAAAGCAATACTCTTCCTGCCTTTCCATAGGTTTTCATTTAAGTAGTCAAGGAATAGAATTGGGTCTATTTGTGAGTTAAAGCATCTAAAGTAGAATTCACTAACCATCCTTCTAGTCCCAGATGAAACCCTACTTTGGTATTGATTTTTTGCTTTTTTAACCCTACCAGACACTAATTCATCATACTTGTCTATTATCTTTTTCATCTCATACAGGGGATTGTATATTCTAAATCTTTTTCCATTAAGGTCAAATGTAAAATCTATTGGAGCATCAATGAATGGATTGTAGTTGTCCAAGAAAAGCATAGCCTTAGTGTGATTATTTATAGCATCAATAGTTGCCTTATCAAGAGACCTTATTGTAGAAAATTCAACACTAACATCTCTATTGTTTTTTGGAATTGAGTGCCTTTTTGACTTCTTGAATCCTACTGAATTTTGCAATGCTTCGCAAAGACTATTCATATTTATAACCTCCGGCTTGTTTTTGTTTCCATAAATCTCTTCTGTAAGTCCACATTGCGCAATTATGTCTCTTCTATTGTCCTCTAAATTCTTGGCATACCACTCTGAAGTTACTCTCCCTACCAATCTCCCTTTTGGACTTATTATTGCTTTTCCGCATAGTTTATATTTATTATATATATATTTATTTTTTAATAAGGAATTATTTTCTTTTATTTCTTTTGTTACTTTTCTTTCTTTTCTTTTATCATCATTGGATATTACAGTTGTCTTTAATTCATTCCTTGCATCAACCTCATCGTTCCAGAAATAGTCTGGCCATAAAACCTTCTTTAAATTCTCTGAGTAAACTATTCTCATATCTTCAATAAATAACTTTAAATACTCCCTTATCCTTTCACTTCTACTTCTAACCTCTAAATAATTCTGGATATCTTGCATTGAATCTATATATCTATATAGACTTATGCAAACCAATAGTAGCCTTATTTTAAATGCACTAGCTATTGACTCTATACAAAACCTATAAGCAACTTCATTCATTATCATATTTTCACATGGTTTGGCTAATAATTCCTGTGTTGGTCTAAAATTATCATCAATAAGATGGTATATCTTTTCAACCTTAACTGTTATTAAGTGGTCTGGTAGTCCTTCGAATCCTTCTTCATATACAAGCTTATCTTTTATAATTTTATAGTTCTTTAGACTATCTAGTGCCTTACCAACCTCATAAGATCTTGTAGGACATCCTATTGCCTTAGATAGGTTAAGAACATTATCAACTTTATTGTGTAAAACAAATAAAAGTATCTTTATTTGATACTTATTCATCTTGCCAGTTATAATGTCCTTAAATATAGGAGTAGTGAATCTAATGTGAACATTTGGAACCTTAAATCTATTGGTAATTCTCCATTTAGAATAATCCTCTTTTCTAGTTGCCAAATTACATACCTATCAACACATGTTTACTTCATAATTCATTGACTTATAATGCTTTAGCCTTATCCTACTGTGGTGTTCTAAATAGCTATGGTCATTGTCGTAAAAATCAAATACTATTAATACTTTCTTGTCTTGGAATTGTCTATTCCCACGACCAATACTCTGTATTATATTTATATAACTCTTCTCTATGTGAGCAAATATTATAGTATCTATACATGGAATATCTACTCCAAAATAGAATATTCCAGATACTATAATTGCATTTATCTTTCCATCTTCTAATAACCTACAGGTTTCTATTCTTTCTTTTGAAGAAGTTTCTCCACTTATAAAAGGTATTCCTAATATACTTGACATTAGATTGCCATGATCTATATATTTAGTAAATATCAACACTTTATTGTCAGGCATTTCCTGGAGTATCTTTTTTATTTCCTGTATTTTATCTATGTTAGCAATAGAGTTTTTAACTGCATTACTATAATTTTCTGGGATATGACTATATGGAACAGTAATGACATTTACTTTAGTTTTAATGCCATTACTAGATTTAATTTCTAATACATCACCAAAGTGCTGTACTGTTCCATAATAGTTGTGAAGGTCTATTTTACTTCCTTCTTTTTTAAATGGTGTTGCGGACATTCCCCATGTGTGGAAGGAATTTGGTAGGTATCTAAATATATTAACTTGATTAGATGATATTGTCTTTCTTTTATATGTTTCAGTGGCATGAACTTCATCACAAAATACTACCTTTACATGCTTTAACCACTTTAATTCTTTTATGTGTCTTGTAAATGTTTGAGACATTGCTATATATATAACCTTGTTGCCCATGTATGTTTTATTATCTTCAGGCTTGCCTTCTAAAAATGGATAGGCTTTAATGTTTTTATAATTGGTTTGCATTTGAGGCAATCCAAGCCTTTCCTCTATTCTTTTACACCAAACCTGATCAAATATGCTTTGTCTATGTGTTAAGAACAGTACTATCCCAGTATTATTCTCTAAATATTCCTTTGCAAATGCTATTGCACACTCTGTTTTTCCCGATCCAGTTGGGGCTTGAAGTATTCCTCTCCCCATCCGATTCATAGCATATAGAGTCTCTATTTGCTCTGGTTTTAATTCTATGTTTAATTCTAGATTATTATAGTCAACTTCTCTTGGGGCATACCTTTTTAAAACTTCATATTTAACAGATAGTTTTTTTAGCAATCCTTCTATCACATGAAGTAATCCAATAGAGCAATTAAAGTATCCACTGTTGGTCCAATAAAATCTTTTATTTCCATCCCATTTACCAGACTTGTATGCTGGAGAAAAGAAATATCCTGGAGATTTAACAGTGAGCGTTTTCATGATTTCGGAAATAATATTATTGTAATTTTGGACCATTGATATTGATACATAATTATTATTTACTTCAATTATCATCTTTTCGTTTCTGTTCATCTTAAATCCTTGTGCTATATAAGCTGTGGCAAGTAGATTATGTTATTTTTACAATTTCTTCTCATTCTTTCATATACATATATGCAATACACATGCCCTACTTGCCACGATTTAATATTCCTTGGAGTGGATGGTGAGGTTGTTTTGAGGTGTAAGTAATATTATTATTTCCCATCCACTCCGGTCTCTTGGTAGCTGTCGCCCTGTCATATAAATGCTTTGTTTTATCTTTTATAATAACTTTCATATTACTCATATATAATAATATATATCATTTTTTTTAAAAAGCAAGCTTTATGCAAATCTTTTTATTTCCTGCCATGAACTATTTACGTATGCACATAATGCTTTATATGATCCAGTGTCATATAGTATGATGGTGTTTTCATTCTCATAAGCAGACCTGTCTCTAGATATGGTATTGAACCTTTCTGAATTTAGAGATGTTATATTTGATGGAGTTATTGAATCTCCAGAATGAGTATGAGCTTTTGGGTCATGGAGCTCTGTTCCAGTTAAATCTGAATGAACCTTTGAGGATGGTGCTAAATAATCACTATCACCTTCTGAATATACAACAAAGTTAGTTTTCTGTGTTGCCTCAAAAGCATCAGATGCTTTTTGCCTTGTATTGTTTGTATTAAAATTATTATCACTTCCACTTGAAATTTGATGTGGATAAACACCTATTATATTTATTTTGCCTCTATTGCCCTTGTTGTATCCAAGAACCACTTCAGTCCCTACCACATAAGTATTACTAGATGATTCAGTGGTTGGTATATTTTTTAGTATCTTATCTGTTTTAAATAATTTAACATCATATAATTTAGTTCCTACTGAAGCAACTATGGTTCCCCTGACCGTATCTTGCTTATCTTTAGTATATGAAGCAGACAGTGTCCTTTGAAATTTTCTTTCTGGCTTTGTTGTAATATTGCCAAGGCATGTCTTAAAATCTTTTCTCATAATTTTACACCCAAGTCTTTATTACAGTTCCGTCAATATCTAATATCCCACCATAGGCTTCAGTTGTAAATGCATCACTTCTATTTCCAAAGTTATATGCCACTCTTGTAATACAAGCCTTTTCTTCACACCCAGTTTCTACATTTAAATACAAAATATTGTCTCCTGGTTCTATTTCAAAATTTAATGGTCTAGTGACTTTTGTTTGGAGATAGAATATTTTAGCACTATCTATTATTGAAGTTGCTAAATCATTGCAGTCATTGTCGTCCCAAAGCAATGGGTTTTCAACTTCTTCATACCTAGATTCTCCATAATAAGCATCCAGCTCTGCATCTACAGCAGACCCAGTATAACTTGTCTCTGGGTAAAATTCTCCAGCTAAATAGAGACCTCCCCATCTAAATATTTTATTTCTATAATCATAATCTCCGTATGCCCAATTAAAATCACGACCACTATGTATAGCTAGGAATGTTAATGCATATACATAAAATTCAGTAGATGTTGGACCATCGTAATCTTCCGGATCAAATGGGTATGGAACTCCTGACCCTGGCTGCCCATTGCCGGTCATTATCCCCATAAAGCTATCCCATTCATCTTTACTTGGAACTATTCCTAAATCTACACACCGGTCTCCCCACCCATTTTCAAAGAATCTTTGAACAGGATATTCGCACCAAGTCATTTCATTGCTCAAGGTGGATACGTCTATTTGAACGGTAGTCCCCCCATCTGTATTGTATATACTAAAATATCCAGAAGTGCCAAGGTCTCCTCCGTCTCCTATTCCAGTTTGAACAGTCTGATATGGTTCTGCTGGTCTGCATCCCCATTGCCTTATTCCTGGTCCATCTCCTTGGCAGTCATGAGTATATCTTGTCCATGGGAATGGGCCTTGAACTACCAATGCCCAGTTGTCTGGGTCTTTTCTTAGTTGGCTAACTATTAAATAGTCATCTTCTATAGTTTCACCTTCATTTAAAAAGTAAATTGGAACTATTGTGCCTTGAAACCCTGCTCCAAAATATCTATCATCCCCAGTAGCACTTGGGTCTCTTGAAAGGCAATCATAACATGGGTTGCCTAATGATCCATACCATAAAGTAGTTGTGGCTTCAAAATCAGGCTTAAGCCCTAATGCATACCCGACAAAGTTTGGATCAACATCTATTACTGGAACTTGCCCACCAGTCCATTCATTTGATTTAATTCCACCTATAGTTGTTATTTTAGATCTTAGTGAATCATTATTCCATGAATGAGATATTGATAGAGTTGGAGTTCCTGCTGTTTCATCATCTTGAAATTTTAATTGGTCCCATACATAATATTCAGTATCCGTCCCAGTTATTGTCATTGGTATTCTGGTTACTCTCAAAACTCCATCTTCATCAAAGTATGGCAATACTATAGCTACTTGACAAATCATATTTACTATGTCCCAAATTGTCTCATCTGTAAATTGGCACATTGGAACAGTATATGAGGCAAGTGTACTTATGTCTCCTATCTCATCAGCACTTAACCCACCATATGTTTTTAATACATCATCTAATACAGTTTCTAAGTCAGTATTCAGATATTGGTCTGTAGTGATTGGTGAATCCAGAAAGCAACTTCTGTCTTGGAGTGGGATAGTAACAGTTTCCTCTTCTCTTCTGATATATTCTTGGTCATAGCCACTAGCTACATACCCAGTAAACATTGACAATAGATTATCTGGATTAGTAATGTCTCCCATCCCTAGGGATATTTTAACCATAGCCTTATCTTTAAATGTATTTCTCAATAGGCTATTTAGATTGCATATATCAAATTCTCCTCTTTTAGAAGAGACTGTTATGCTTGCAGTGCATGGCTCTCCTTCAATATTTCTTTCAATGGAGCCTACTGTTATATATTCAGTGATGTCAACATATTCTTCATCACCTGAATCATGGGATGGCTTTACCAGAACTTGATATTTTGGGTTCTGTATAACAGAGTCTTGTAGTATCTTTAAGCTTGGGTTATTTAATGCTAAATCTCTAGCCATTTATTGCCTTATGAACCAATTATTTGAGAAACTAAATAAAAACTCAATGTGACATTTGTATAGTGATTATACCCTTGTGCATATGATCCAGAAAATTCATGTATCAATATAGTCCACTGTTCATCACTTAATTTGTGATATGTTAAAGTATGAGTAGTTGTGCTGTCCGTAAGTAAGGAATCCGCAAATGCCCTAAGTTCTGCATACATTTCAGAATCCATTTTGTCCCATTCAAATATTTGCAACTCATCCCCAGAAGATGATTCCCAAGTTTGGAATATATTGCTAGAAAGTGTTTTTATTTGAACCTGTGATGTTGGAATGTATTTACCACCATCTTTTGGGTTCATTGGGTCATACTTAAATCTATACCCATTTATAGAATAACATCCTCTCCCCATTTTAGCCATTTAAGTACATCCTTGATTGTATTATTTCTACTATTTCACCAGTATGGTTTTTGAACTGTTTAATAAAATGATCATAATTTGATGCTTGTATATTAAAAGATATTTGACCAACAGATACTCCACTTCCTCTAATTGAGGATACAAATTCTGGAACCTTTTGTGGAGGTATCATTATCTCACCTGGCAACACATTAACATTGTAGTGACCTTTGAATTGAGTCAATGGCATTTTATTTCCTGACTTAGTGAACCATCCACCTTCATCAAGAAATGTTGATGGATCCATCCCCCAGCCAGTTCCTCCTCCTAAATCAGTTCCAAACCCAACTAGTGATGATGAGCCGCCTGTGAATAATGCCATTCCTAATTTTAGCAATGCCATTGTCATTAACAATTTTATCACTTCTGCTATCATTGTTTCCAATAGTGATATCCAGAATCTTTCGAGATTTCCACCTTCAACTATTATTTGTGCAACTGAACTAGAAAAGCTATTTGCAAAAGCACTAGTGGCATTTTCCGTGATATCAACCATGCTATTGAATAGTGAACCCCAAGCTTTATTAGCATAAGTCTCGTTCTTTTTTAAGCCCTTGAAAAAATCATTAAACCCATCCGAAATGGAGCCTATTTGAGTGTTGAGTTTCTTTTCCCACTCCTTCCTATCTTTTTCCATTTGCTTCATGGCTTTTTTATTGGCATCTATTTCTCTTTTAAATGCTCTATCTGCATCTTCTACTGTTTTATCATACATTGCCTTTTTTGCATTATATATCTTTATTGCTATTTGTATAAATTCTATAGAATCAACAGAGTAATATCGCAACTGTTCATTTAGCCCTTGTATATAGTCTTGAGTTGTAATTTGATTTGTTTCTAGCATGAAATCCATAAGAGTATTTTGCTTGTCAATCATAAAGTTAACATATGATTCATAAGATCTTTCTCTTATTTCATTTTCTTTTCTTAATTGCTCTTCTAATTTAGTATTATCAGGAGGCTCTCCTCCAACTCCAGACCCTGGCATTTGCACTGGGGGTATTTTTGATATTAAGCCTAAAATATTAAGATATTCAGATGCATAAATATTATACATTCTCAATGCTTCATTGTATTTTTTTATGTCATCTGCTTTTCCCATCTTCATTCCAAGCTCATAAAAAGATGTAAACAGATTATATTGAAGCATTTGTATGTATAGTTCATTGGCTATTAGCTCTAATTGAGTTCTTGTTAATTTAGTAAGCTCTTCATTTAACTTGTGAGTTTTTTCTGCCTTAGTTAATTCTCCACTTAGAAGTAAGTCTTGCGCTCTTTGGAGCTCTAGTGCAGCTTCCTGTTCTCCTCTTATTGCATCCAATGCTCCAGATGCTGCTTGCTCTAATTTATATAATAACTCTATCCCGAGTCCTATGGTCAATATCCATGCTGAACCTGCTGCAAACATTACTCCAAATGTAGTTAATACAGCAGCAAATGTTTCCAATGCTGGGAGTGCTAATGTTACTGCTGCTGCAAGTGCTGTTATTGCTCCAGCAACTCCAGTAAATATTATAGCTGCTGTTGTCCAGTTGCCTATAGATCTAACTGTATCCTTGTCCATGTTAGCTATAAGCTTAGATAATCCAATAAGAGAGTCTAATACACTCTTTATAGCATTTGCAAATGGTACTATTGAAACTATAGCTCCAGTGTTTATAATATCAAATAGCTTTTTAAATTTTGCAGCCATAGTTCCCAACTCTACTGATGCTACTTTATTACTATATCCAGTTACATTTTCTAGTCTGTCTTGATATGTCTTTAATGCACCTTCAGTATCATCTATCATTGCAATAGCAGAGGCAAAGGCATATTTACCAAAGATTCTTCCAATTAAATCTTTATATTTTTCTCCAGATAGCTCTTCACTAGCTTTCTGAAACTTCTCTATTATTTGAACTGGAGTATTAAGGTTTGGATTTATGTCTCTAAGTGATATCCCAAGCTCTTCTATTGCCTTTCTTGTTTCCCTAGTTGGAGATTGTAGTCTCAATATGATTGTTCTTAGCCCAGTGGCTGCCGTAGAAGCATCTATGCCTCTATCATACAAGAATGATAATATAGCAACCATGTCTTTTAATGACCATCCAACACTATGTGCTACTGGACCAATATATTTCATTGCAGTGGTGTAGTTTACTAATTCAGTTTGAGATATATTCATTGCTTTAGCATATAAGTCAGAAACATATTGAGCTTTTTCAGTTTCCATTTCATAAGCAGCCAATGTTCTAACTACTAACTGTGCAGATTCATCAAATGATTCATTTGCAGCAGTTGCCATGTTCATAATTGGACCAATGGACTCCATTATTTGAGCAACATCATATCCACCTCTTGCCAACTTTTCCATTCCAAATGCAACTTCATCAGCACTCTGCATGTAGTCTTGCCCAGATTTAATTCCCAATTCCCATAGCTTGCTAGTTTCTTCATTGGTTAGTCCTGCAATAGCCTGAATGTTGACTAGTTCTTTTTCATAGGCTTGAAATTGCATTACAGAATATGCATATATACCAGATAGAGTTGCTGATATGCCTAATAGACCAGCAGACACTCCAGCCATTGTGGTTCCAAAAGATTGAACAGAAGCATCTAATGCATCTAATTCATTATCTACATCCTTAATCCCAGCCTTGGCCTGTGTAGCATCTGTCTGTATTCTTATAAGTGCATCAGCAAATAATGCCATTATTTATCTACCTTTTTCCCATCAAATATTCCTAATATTTTCTTTTTAGCAATCTTTAGTGAGTGCATAATATAAGAACTGTTCTTGTAGTGTTTGTTGATAATGTCAGCTCCATCCTTAGATTCAACACTTTTTGCAAGTAGCATTAAGTTTAGCAATTTATCATCTCTTCTTGTCTCATTCTTAAGTTCATGAGTTATAATCCAGTTATAGTATAAATCAACTTGTTTAAAAGTCAATTCATTGAAGTCGTAATTATACTGCTTTAATTTTATGACAATATCTGTTAGAGATGTTAACTCTCCATTTCCTTCATTTGTTTTTCTATTGCCTGTGCGACTTGAGGACTGATCTTTGTCACATCTATTATGAATCCCGCAGGCCCCAAGTTCCTCAATAAAGGGAAATATTTTGCCATGTTGTTCACTTTCTTGAAGGCATTTATTAGCTTTTCAGCATCATCTAGTGGCAGATTGTCAAACCAGTCAAAGCTTTTACTTATTGACTTACATATAATCTTAATCAATGAGTCAACTACAAATGCTTCCTTATCCCCTGGCCCCATTTTAGTATCAGTTTGGAGATTAGTAATATCTCTTTTGAAGTCTCTAAATACTTTTGTTTTCTGAGCTTCAAGGTGTATATCTTCTCCTGCTATTTGTATGATAGTAGGAACATTTGCAATAACATCAAATTCATCTATTGCCTTTTCGTCTGGCATTGTTTTTTCTCCTTGTATTTTTTAAATGTTTCTTTCCTTAAAGATATTATCTTTGAAAGTTTCTTTTCCATATCTGGCAACGGGGTGTTATAGAATTCTTTTTTAGCATCCCTTAAGGCTTCTATACTTGGAAATATACAGGTGTATTCTATCCATTCTTTAAGCCTAGTACCGTCATTGCTGTTGGATATTATCTCTGGCACTATCTTTGCATCTATAGCAACATTGTTTTTAGATGCAAAGAATAGCGCCAGCAATTCTCTTCTAGTTGTTGCTGTAGCTGTTTTAACAACTCTAATTGTCATAGTTCGTTTCCTTGCTTAAAGTTAGGCTCCTATGTCTATAACATATAGCTTACCAAATATTTGATTATCTGGGTCTGCTATAACATTGGCATCAAATGTAACAGTAGTAGCCACATTTTTGTCTTTACCTATAGCCCAATCTCCGGCACCTTTGCATGTAGCAGAATACAGTTCTACCACTAATGCATTATCGGCTTTATTGATAGGTATTTTAAGCATTACATGGTGCTCATCAAGAAGTCCAGACGAAGATTCTAAATCTATAGACTCTCCGGCATAGGCACTACCTAAAATATTGATAGTTCCATTAGAGGTTGGAGCATTTTTGAGGTTCCATATCCATTTTAGCCTATCAAGAGTCTGCTGCTTTATAGAGCACTTTACGCTCCATCCTTCCTTATTGATGATGGACTCAAGTTTTCCCTTTAAGCTTCCAGACATAATGTCAGTGACATCTTCCAGATGTGAGAATGCTATGTCCTCTTCAAGCAATCCAATAACTCTACCATCTACATAGAGTACACCTGGACCATAGAACAAATCATTCTTGTTGTAGCTATAACTATAGTCAAAGCTGTCACATGCACTCATTGCTACTGTTGCAGCAGTTCCGGCGGTTCCATCATCAGATGGTGTCAATGTGTAAACAATGTCATCAAGTAAGCCAGTTAAGTTGCTTCTCTGATCTACTACTATACCTACGTCCAATTTTCCAATGTCTGTTGGTATTTGGATTCCAGTTACTGTTCCATTTGTAGCAGTTCCATGTGTGGTCATGATAATGTCAGCATCATCAGAAGCCACTCCAGTACATGAATATCCTACTATGAAACTAAAGCCAGAACCTCCCTGCGCAGTCCCGCTGCCAGAATCGTCAAGCTCTAAATTTATTGGAAAAGCCTTGTGAATATTTATTGCCTGGCAATCTCGTTCATTCCCAACTGTTAATTTAACTTTTGCGACCATATTGGTCCTCCTTTATTAAAACTTTTAATTTCTTACTATTACCTATATTAAGCATAGCAGCACGCATCTACAATTACTCTAAATCCACAGCAAAAACATCCACAGTCATCGTCTAGCCATGGAGTTTCTCCAGTTGGCCCAGCCAATGCTTGGTCTCCTCTGATATTAGTACTATAAAAAACATCATTTCTAAGCTGTAATCCATTGTAGTCATTAGATTCACATATCCAGTCATATAGCATGTCACTCAATCTTAAAAGTAATTTAGATTTAGTGTTATCTACATGCCAAAATCTACATTCTAAATAAGATCTTCTGTATGTGGATAAATTTTCTCCAGAAAGAGGATGCTGAGCCGATATACTATATGTCATACATGGAAAATTAGCAGACTTATTAACAAGAGATCTAGACTTCATAATCTTATAATCTGCTGGATATTCTATTATTTCTGCAAAATCAGTAAATGCGACTACTGCATCAAAAAATGCCTTATATAGGTTATTGTCAAATCCCATATCAGCATCTCCTCCTGTACTATCAGTTAGTCCCCATTTAAATATTCTCTTGTCTGTTATAACAAGATTTCCATTATACAATGATTCAACTATGTCATAATAATGGCTTCCAAGTTGATATTTGTGCCAGTCTAATGTATATTCATATAGACCGGTTGCATATCCAAGTGTGGCATTTTTAGACACAGTTGGGGTCTCAATTAAAGAATCATCTAATTGCTTATATACCTTTACTGTTGGCATTTCATCACAATCTGGATGATATCTTGTCATATCAGTTGCATTATACTGAGTATGAAGAAATGTACGATTCAACTACTTGCCTTTCTTTGGTTTGCATTTTTTATATTGCATTATGCTTCCTTTGAAAATCCCTTCTTTATTAGTGCTTTTTGGAATAGATTTGTAACAGTTTTGCTTGCTCCTACAAATTCAGATGCTATAGAGTCCTTTATTAACTTTACTTGTTCTGGTGGCATACTTTCTATTAACTTCTCCACTCCATTGGTAGTCTTGTCAATAATAGTGTCTTTATGTTTTCTGTGTATATACTCTCTTATCCATGCAAATATCAACGGAAGTGCTGTTACTATAATGGTGTTTATTATTTCTTGATTCATATTATTGCCTCATTGTGTTAAATCTAATGGTTTGTCTGGATGTATTTCATTGTGCTTGCCACATATTTTAATAACTCTTTTTTCAAGCTTATTAACATTCCCCTGTATTGTTGGGTATATATTTTCAAGATTTTCTATTTTTACAGCATTTCTTTCTCTTCTCTTATCTAAATACCCAAGCTGTTCAATTACTTCTCCATGCTTTTTAAATAGCAAGTCTCTATCATCTTTATTGGATGCTAGTATTTTGTCTATATTTGAATTATTTGAGTCTATCATTTTCTCATATAGCCTATCTTTTTTATAGGAATTATAAATCTGTATTGAAAAACCTATGATTGCAGCACCTGAAAGGGTTATTGAAATGCTAAAGTCGTTAGATTTTGGATTTTGATTAGTTTGTATGTTGGGCAAGTTTGTGGTTTGTGCATTGGTAATCAGTGAAAATGTGCAATATATTGTTATTAGTATTAGTAATAATGCAAACAGTCTTCTCATTTAGTGTCTCCTTATTGACCGAAATAGAAATTGATAACGTCAGTTGATATATCTACTGCTGAATAGAGTTTTATGTCACCACTGCATATTGCAAAAAATGTATATATCTCAGGAACATCAACTCCAGTACCACTAGACATAAAATAGTTTGTTGAAGTGGAACATGTATCAGATCCTAAGCAAATTTTCTCATTATTTTGAAATGTACCAAATATATTATCTACAATAATGTAGCTTGCAGTTTTTGTTAAAACAGTACCATTGGCTAAACTAGTGCATCCTTTTACAGTATCTCCAACACTTATGGTTCCTACCGTTGATGATATGCTTATTTTCTTCCTAATAGGGGGAGTCCAACTATAATCATAGAATCCAAATAATGGGTGAGAATCATATTCGGTCATGTCATCATAGCAGTTATTTGCTGGGTTTGATATAAATTTAGTATTTACAAAATCATACCAATATAAATCACTATTTCTCAATATCCCAACCTGGACAGATTGCCCAGTTTGAAATACTTGACCATTTGACACTACTGCCTTTATATGGTATGGTGTTCCAACCGGTATTCCTGCATGGCAAGATCCATAAAATAAGATCATATATAATACAAATATAATAAAAGCAACTATACTTGCTATTGTTATTTTATCTGTCATGGTACATCTCCGTATATCTCATGTTTATATTATAAGTTAAATTATACTTTAAATCAATTTATTGCTTCATACTACTTCTCTTTTGTAATGAATGAATTATTCCAGACCCTGGCTTTTCTTCTATTATATACCCATCACATTCAGTTGGAGATACGGTTGGGGTCCTAGTTATTGTTAGTGTTGGTGTTTGTGTATTAGTTGGAGTTAATGTACTTGTTTGTGTGGCAGTTTGTGTAGCAGTGGCAGTTTGTGTAGCTGTAGCTGTAGCTGTAGCAGTTGGAGTTGGCATTGGGTCATAGCAAATTTCTAAGTATGGCCTATTTAAATCAGTTCCATCAGAACTAACAAGTTGCCTTTTACCAGAAGAGGAGTAGATAATAAATTGGCATGGGGTATTGGCATTCATTTGAGTAGTTAAATAAGTAATTCCGGTTACATTGAATTCTATAAATTGCCATCCAGTTACATTGCCCCACCATGTGCTTGATATGGTATCACCAGCATCACTCATTCCACCATCTTCGTTCTCCCATGAATGACCAGTTTCATATAGTCTCCATGTGTCTTGTATTTCACTGAATTGCTTTGAATTATCAGAACTCAATATTTTAGTTATTAAATTCATTTCCTGTGAGTTAGTGTCTGATACATAAAAATATAACCTTGCTGAACTTATTGTTGCTGGATAGATTGCTCTAATATTAGACCTGATGTGCGTATATCTTGTATTTGCTCCATCTGGGTCTATCCATAAATTAGAATCAGTTCCATAGTTTGCAGTAGGGTGTGAGAAATCAACATAAGTATCTGCCCAGTCCACAAATTCACAGAATGAGCCATCCCCAAATCTTGCTCTTGAATGAGAGCCACAGGTAGGAACTGGAGTTTCAGTTGCAGTTGCTGTGACAGTGGCAGTTTGTGTTTGGGTTGCTGTAACCGTTTGAGTAGGAGTATTTGATAATGTAGGAGTCATGGTATTCGTTGGGGTTGCTGGAGTAATGGTAATTGTCTGTGTTATAGTAGCTGAAAGTGTTGGTGTTTGTGTTAAGGTAGATGTTAAGGTCATTGTAGGAGTTAAAGTTTGTGTTGGTGTTATATAAGTATGGTAGCAAATCTCTACATAAGGTCTTCGTGAGTCATCGGTATTTTCACTACTTGCCATTGTATAATTTGAGCCAAATACAGCTTCATCTGTTAGGAAAAAGTCGATTGAATTACCAGTTCCAGCAGATGATTCTAATTGAGCAATACATGCAGCATTTAATTCCATTACTCTCCATTTGGGACCAGCATACCAAGTCCCTGAACCATATGAATCACCTTTGTCCTGATTCCCACCATCAGAACCTGTCCATGAATTTCCAGTTGAGTAAATATTAAAGGTGTCTTGTAATTCGACCCATGCTTGGTTTAAAGCATATAATTCTGGGCTATATGGCAACAATGAACTTGCTGTTGTAATGTAAACCCAAAGACGTGCAGAAGTAATATCTACATAGTTATATAAGTCTCCAGTATTAAATCTGAAATGAACATATGCTGCATTTTGCATTGCAACAGTTTGAACTTCCATTGTTTCGTCATTTCCATAATTTGTATTTGGATTTTGCTTATCAACATGAGTATCTTCCCATCCACCAGCATAATCACAATTAGCATTTAATCCAATTCTGATTCTATTATCAGGTTCAACACAAGTTGCTGTAGGTGTTGCTGTATATGAAGGAGTTGCTGTAATGGTTTCAGTCACAGTCATTGTAGGAGTATTAGACAATGTAAGAGTCATTGTAGGAGTTGCAGACAAAGTTGGAGTCATGGTATCTGTTGCTGTGACTGTAATGGTTGGAGTTCTTGTAATTGTTAAAGTTGGAGTTCTTGTAATTGTAGCTGTAGCAGTTGCTGTTATAGTTAGTGTTGGAGTAGGAACGGGTGGTTTTTCATGGCATCCCATGTCCCAGTTAGTTCTTTGTGGTCTTATATTATATACATAGTCAATACAAGTTGAGCTTGCGGTGCATCCTAAAGTTGAAGAAGCATCTAATCCAGCTTCAATAGCATTTGCATCGGCAGCAAGGTGAACATCAACTGAGTCAGCAGTTACAGAAGTAAATTCACCAGTTGTTTCATTGTCGATTCCAGCAGCTCCAGGTGAACTTGTATCAGATGACATATTGTTATTTGAGGAAGCTGCACAAGTTCCAGAAAAACAAGCTGTGGTGCAAGTAATTACTATATTGTTCGATACTACATGCTTCGTGCTTCCAGAAAGGATGCCATAGGCACTGGATCCGCTTGACCCTGTAATGTTATAAATTGAATTACCAATTATGTAAACATTGTTATCATTATAAGATCCAATTCCATAAGCATGATATCCACTTTTACCTGATACATTGATAATAGCATTGTTGTAAATGTAAAGATAATTTGGTACATCTGCAAAATAAATTCCCCTATATCCTCTATCGTTCCCACCATTTGGCTTGTAAATTAGATTGTTATAAATTCTTACATAATTTCCTTCTTGAACCGAAATGGCACTTGTATATCCATACCCGTCATTCCCCCAGCCTTTAATACGGATGTCATGAAATCTAATATAACTTTCATAAATTATAATTACACTTCCATTAGTTGATGGGTCAATACAGAAACCAGAAGGATTTGCAGAGTTATCTTCTATGCCATTATGCCTCTGTCCAGAAGGAGCATAGACATCACGGTAATGAGTAGAATCTATGTATGTTCCAGTTATACTAAAGGCTGTTCTGTCGTCTAAAATACCATTATTCAAATCATCATAGCATTCGGCTACTCTAATTTCGTCTGCTGTAATTAGGGAATCATTGTCAGTTGCATCCTCCCAAAGGGTCAGAGTATTGTAATCACCACTTGTTTTATTAACAGTCTTAACTACTGTAGAAGTAGCCCATGCTTTAACTGTTTCAAATACCTTAAGATATGACATCCAGTAATCTATTTTTACTTGATAATTATGATTGTCTCTCCATTGTGCTAAATCAGTATTGGTTTTTTCAGATATTTTGGATTTTACGTACGACCAATTAAAAGTTCCTTCTCTAACTCCCTTTGTTTCTAATCCAAGAGATTTTATGTCGAGTTTGTGTTTTCTGTACCAGCTATATCCTTTTGAAGTGTCAACTGACTTATAGCCAGGCTGTTTGTAAAATTCAAGTTCTTCTTTTGTCGTTCCAGACACTTTAAAAATAGCCCACAATTTCTTTTCTTCGGTTGTCGGAGTATAGATGCTTGCAGGTATAGCATCAACCATGTCACCTTTTTGAGAGTTAGACCCTTCAGAAGAGGAATAATCATCTGTAGTAGTGACATATACCCAGTAATCTTCTGGATATCCAATAGAGCAAATTGAGAGGATAGCAATAACGGAGAAAAGTATCACGATATTGGTCTGTGAAAGCCTGTTCATGCTATCCTCTCAATCTCCATTCCAACCAAAGTAATTATTACCTGAAATATTTCTTAAAAAATACCAGAGAACTCCAATTAAAACGAATCCACAATCTTTGGTATATTTTAAAGTTTTATTCATTAACAACATAATATTCAAATTCCCTTATCTCTTTTATTCTGCCACTATCTTTACGCCAGAAGGAGAGTCCGGTTTCTCTACAGGACAAGAGAACTCGAAAGGGTCGCTTTCAACCCCAAAATAATTAACAGTCTTAATGAAAATAGAATGATCTCCAAGTGATATCCCGGTTAACTCATATTTAAACTTTGCAGTGCAAGCAGTTTCATCCTTTATTGGCAATACAATGTTGCTTAACCCATCTATGGTTATAATGTAATGATCCACTAGATTGCTTGGATCATTTTGGCTTTGAGGTATTGGATTGCATTCAAGGAAAACTGATGAATATGCTATTCCACAAATTGACATTATAAGCATTGATGCTAAAAATACCTTTTTCATATTATTTGCCTTTCTTTGTTTTTTTAATTTTTTTAGGCAATTTCTTGCCCTTAGTAGCCTTATTAAATTCACTTACTTTCTTTTCTCCCATAGATTCTCTCCCGGATTTTGAATTTCCCCAGGCCATTTGTTTTTTGCTTTTCCACGGCATAATGTTTCCTTTTAGTAGGTTTATATAATGTTAAGTTATAGTCATATTTTAATTATACCATATTTATGTTATAAAAAGATCTTCTCTTTTCTATCCAATTAGAAACTATGCTTGGATGGTTAATTTTAAGGGCATTAAGTTCTTCTTTTGGTATGATGTCTAATGGATTCCACCTATTTCCATCTGATTTGTATTGAACAAATCTATAATCTGGAACTCCAAAAAACCATTTTTGCATATCTATTACTTTGTCAACAAAAATATATGGATGTCTTACCATTCCATAGTGAAATATTTTTATAGCTGACTGCGGTTCATCTCTATATACTACAGGATGCATCATTATAGACTCTGCGTCTCCAACTACTCGGCATGACTTTCTTGCTAATCTGACTATAAAGTCTCCACATGGCTTCTTTGCACTAGTTAATTTAACATAATGATCAAAGTCTCCATATATATTATATCTCAAGCAAACAACTGAACTAATATTTGGGCTATCAATAAATTCTCTTATATGATCATGAGAACTTTCATGTATAACTTCATCTGCCTGAAGCATGAAATGCCATTCAGTGCTTAATTCCTCCCTTGCCTTGTTTGCTAATATGCAAAGCCTGTCATATCCAGGGCTTCCTTCTATGTGCTGTTCCCATTTATCTTGTATTATTTTTAGATTTGGCAGTTCACCTCGTAATACTTTAAGCTCTTCAAGTGTTCCATCATCACTTTCAGCGTCTAAGCATACAACTTCATCGCAAACTCCACATAGGCTTCTAATAGATTCTTTAAAGCAATAATCATACTTAATGCAGTTATGTGTAAATATTGATCCTCCTAGTTTGGCCATGTCTATTGTCTCTCCAATATAAATATTCCCAGTCCGTTCCACCAGCTATCTGCCCTTCCATTTTCATAATTTGGGGTAAATAACTCTTCTTTATATACTGTTTTTAATTCAAGGAAGCTAATAGCATCATTGGTTCCATTTCTTGGGCCTTCCCAATTCCAGTCATCAACTATAAAGCAGAACTTTTTATTCATCTTACCAATATAATCAACAAGTGCTTTATATTGCGATTCATAGGAATGGTCTCCATCATAGAAATATACTTCTATGCTATTATTGTCTATTTGGTCAATAACTTCTTTACTAAAAGAGTTCCCATTGATAAATTTAATATTGCATAGTCCATTAAATTGATTTATGTTATCAAAGAGGACCTTCTCCCTTCCCTGAAACTGTGAAAAATCATCTATTCCTGTATATTTACCATGATTCCTAAATGAAGCTGCTATTATTGTTGAGCCATGATGGGTTCCAACTTCTAGATAGTGGAATGGTAGTACACCACAGATATTGTTCAAAAAATGCCTTACTTTGTTAGAAGTAAATCCTCCTATTCCCATTACTTTTTCGTTGATTCTTGATTGCTCTAATTCTGCTGATTTAATAGAACATCTTAATAGCTTTTCCGTTATCATCTTCAATGACCTCTCTTGATATTAAGTTGATAGCCAATCACTACAGTCCCAACTCAACATTCTTTCTAAATCTTTTATTGAGTATTCATAAACATATTTTAAATATTCCTTGTCTTCATCGCTCATCGGGCAAGGATAGGCACTTTTCAACTTATGCCCAAATTCTAATTCTACCTGCTCTACTCCTATAAAGTTAAATATACTATTTAAAGTTTCTTGTTTGTTTGCAACCATGCTCTCAAATTTTATTGGCAATACTTGTGATTTATCAAAGTATCTCCAAATCATCCTTATGGTATTGGAATAAAATCCTCTTGATACATAAGATCTGAGGGAATATCCTAAGTCTTTTGCTTCCATACAGTACTTTGCTTCGTTAATTATTGCATCATGGAATGAATGTTTTTCTGATTTCCCGTCACTTGCAAAATGCCACCATGCAGAATATGCTCTATTTATTGGATTTCTAAATACAATAACTATTTTAGCATCTGATCTATATTCCATTATCCTCTTCATACATTTTGGGAATCCAGAATATATCGTAGAAGCATCAAGGTAATGTGTTACACTCTCAAAGAACTTATATACATAGAAATGGTAATTACTTAAGTCAACTTCATTGACCTTGCCCTGTGAATCAAAAAACCTATCCTCTACAAAGAATGCTGGCTCTTTACCATTTGCTAGATATATATTTGGATGTTTTTTTAGTGCATAAGCCAAAGATGAAGTTCCACATTTATTTACTCCAGCAAGAACTATAAATTGGCATTGTTCTGGTAGCATTATTTATTTCCTACTTCGATTGATTCAAGGTAATACTTTTGAGTTTCAGTAATATCCGTTGAACAATGTATTGCCCCAGGGGGCATAGGCTGTATTGCATTTGTTTTATTAACAACTACACATGCTATTTGAGGATATGTTAAATCATTCTCTTCCCACACTATAAATGGATAAGGTATTTTGCTTACAAATTCATTTTTATTAAATAACCATTGATTAAGTTTATTTGAATATCCTGTCTTTGGCCCCATATCTACAGTTACTATTAGCCTATCTATTGTTTTGTTTAACAGGGTTTCTAAGCATTTATATGGATCGTCAGTGTATTCAATCATGTTCATGCAATTTACTATATTTGCTGGTTCAACATCTGGTATTATATTTCCTTCCTTATTAACACATCCTTCTATTCCAATATATTGAATGGGATTATATAGTTCTTTTAAATATTCAAATCCACTAGCCTTAATTTTTGGATCAACTCCGCAGGCTGATTTGCCACCTCTTTGCATAAACCTAAGTAGATATAGTCCATCAGCACATCCTATGTCTAAATAAGATAGCCCAGCAGTATCTTTTGGAACTGCATTGTGCCACAAAGAATCACACCAAAAATGGTAGAAGAATGGGCAAACTTTCTTTAAGAACTCCCCATTTGGGGAATAGGCTGGTTGATAAAAATCAATACTTGTCATTATTTTTCTCCTTCCACTCCCGAAGTGCAGCATATTTCTTTTCTATTTACCATATTAGTAACTGTATGCAAAGGCCCAGTATATGGTATTGCTTTTACATTTTTAAATCCTACTTCTTCAAGAAATTTAACCATTAAATCCTGTGTCCACCAACTCTTATGGACATCATATTGATTTTGCCATTGGCCTAATGAAAAGTCTAGCATTCTTGCATCATTGGTTTTTCTTGATAGCATAGACATGTCTGGGAAGAATATTCTAACAACTCCTTCATTAGCCAACAATTCTTTCCATTCCTTTAGTATTTTTATTACATTTTTATATGTATGATGCTCTATAAAGTGCAATGACCTTATTTCTATGCATGACCCTTTGGGAAGCTTCTGTTTATCAACGTCCATAACATCACAAACAATATCAACATTGTCATAATCTTGTATGTCGATTCCAACATACCCTTTTTCCTTTCTAAACCCACATCCCCAATCTACTTTTAAGTTCTCAAGTTTAATATTATTTTTGTTTATAAACAATTTGCTCATCTTTTTGCCGGTTATATGTTTTACTGCTATTCCTGCAAATTGGATTGGATTTATATTTTTAATGCAAATATTGTCTCCCCTTCTGCATTGTATAAATGTCTTTGGTGGTTCAGATTTATTCCAACAGAATTTACATACTGCATCTGCCGTATATTCAATAATAGAACTATTTTCAGTTAGCCTTGTTTTTGGATCTACACATCCAAATATGGCAGATCCCTTTGTTCCTAGTGCTTGAGCAATATGCATAATACTACTATCTATTCCTATAAACCCAGCACTATTCCTTACAAGTTCTATATCAACATCCCACTCTTGATTCAACAATACATAGTCAGAGTATTTAGAATTCTTTGAAGTTCCAACTTCTATTATCTTTAGACCTTCATTTTTAATTAGCTTACTTATACAGTCAATAGTTTCCTTGTCAACATTCCTTCCATCCCATCCAAATGATGGACCCCAGTGAGCTATTATGTATGGGAAGTTGTATTTATCTTTTAATTTAGCATTAACATCATTGTTTATTGGGATATCTGGAGTTATGCTATTTACTTTTATGCCAATGCTTTTCCAAAAGGCTTCATATATAGGAGTCATTGGGTTATTTTCATGTGCAAAATCACAGTCTAATACATTATATCCATCATAGCTAATGCTCCCAGTGTCTATTGTTGAATCTATATAGGGAATTATTTTTGCTATTTGAGGGCAATCTGTCTCTAGTAGTATATTACAAGAAGGATTTAATTCCTTTAATGTCTTTGCAATAGGTAGAGTATATAAGGTGTCTCCTATCGCATGTTTTCTCTTGATAATATATTTAGCATTTTTAAATGTTTTATGTTTTAGATAGTATCCCCATCTCTTTTTGAAATATTCTTGGTTGTCATGAACATGCCTTGTTTTATCCTTACTTGTATTTATTGCTTTGACCATTGGAATGTGGACTATTTTGTTGGTATCACAATAAGCTACTCCATAGTTATGTTCTTTTAGCCTTAAACATAAATCTGAATCTTCATAATATATAAAGTATAGTTTTGGAGAAAATAGACCAAATTCTTTTATAAATTCAGTCTCTACCATTAGGCAGTCACCTTCCACATAGTCAAAGTCTGTTTTAGATACTATGCCTCCAACGCCATTATTATCAAGCTTGCATGGGTGTACTCCTACTGCTTTTGCATTTTTATCTTTTTTAATTTTATCTACTAAATCATCTAACCATCCATCATATACAATGATATCATTGTTTAGTAATAGAAAGTATTTTCCAGTTGCTATTTCCAATGCCTTTCTGTGGCCATCTATAAATCCCATGTTGCCATTGTGCAATAGTAGTGCAATATTCTCATTATTCTTGTAAGTTTCAATTAGAAAGTCTTTATTTGCCTTGTCATAGCTTCCATTGTCAGTAAGGATAATGTTGTAGTCATATTTGGTTTTAGATTGCAATATGCTATTAACACAATCTTTGGTTGCATTTAGCCTATTAAAACACAAAATAGAAATAGTAACTTCTGCTTTATTTTTCTTGCCAAAATTCATTGTTTCTGTAGTGATATCTTCTAGATTTATCCTGTGATCTTTTTTTCATCAGATGGTCCTATGATCTTTGGTAAATCATTGTCATTGGATGTCTTGCCTATAATTGCAGATCCACTTATGGCAACTTTATTCCTATACTTATTGGCTATTTCTTCAACTTCACAAGATCTTATTAGCGACCCTCTAAATTTGCCATTCATATTTAACAAATAGGAGTTAATTTCTTTTATTTTACCATTAGACAGTTCATCCATTATATAGAATATTCTAAAAGACATTGGGTGCATGTTTATACAATATTTTGCCCTAGCAAAGTTGGCAGCTCCCCTGTAGTCACTTTTATCATTGATGTCTATAAATATTGCTAATTCATTTGGATTGTATTTTATTGGTTTTACCATCATATTGGTTCCTTATATTTATTGAGTATTACTACTTGATTCCCATGTTGTCATTGCTTTGCCTAGAGATAGTCCTATTTGGTATAAAATGGATACCCACAATGAAAGCATTGCAGCAGTTAAATTGCCTGTTTTTGATTCTACATAGGCTGCATGTTTGTATTGATTGCCAATAGTTAGTGATGTTTTTAAGTTTTCATGAGTAGATTGAATTTTATGGGTGAAGTTATTTTTGTATAGCCCAGTTTCAATTCTAACTCTTTCAGGAGGAGAAAGTTTAGTTGCTGCATAATATGCTTTTATTCTTTGCCATTTTGTCATTCCACCAATGTATATTCTTTCTCCACCGGCCTGCATGTAAGCTCTATCTTTTATGTCTTTCCCTATTTTACCCATGCCCTCTTCTATACACTTTGCCATATATTCCCTACAAAACTTGTCAGCATCCAATTTTAATTTCCACTCTAAATCTACGTTTATGGCACCCTTAAATTTAGCAGTAGCTTTAGTCATTCCACTGCTTTTAACTTTCCATTTCTTTACATTTAAAGAAGTGGTTTGAGGAAGACCCTGTCTAGATAATACAGTCAATTATTCTTCTACCTTACAATGAATTTCATCTTCATTTAATAAAAGTAGCTTTTGACCATCAACTTCAAATTCAGTATCTGGTCTTAAATACTGATCTTTAAATATCATGTCTCCAACTTTTATGCCACTTCTAACCCTTGGCCCAACAGACAATACCTCACACACTACAGAAATAACTTTTGCAGTCTGTGGTATTGCTATGCCATGATGCTCTTCAATGAGTCTATTGGTTCTCTTTGCTATTACTTTGTTGGATATTGCTCGTATTTGTCTCATTCTGTATTTTCCTTGCTATTAGTTCTGTTTTATTGTCTATCATGCTATTGGATACAATCTCCATTCCTATCATTCCAAAAACTTTATGCATGTCAAACTTTGCATGTTCCATACTATATAATATATACATTATTCCCTTGTTATGCAAGTATGATTTGCCAGTTTTAATTGCTTCTATTGCACCATATATATCCATGTGCTCAAGTATTTCATTGTAGATAATACAGTTTAATTTGCCATTGGACCAAATAAATCTTTCTCTAATGTCTGCCTTCTTAATATTGCTCCATATATCATGATGGTTGACCCTAGCTTGATGTTTTGCAGAATCCATAATATCTATCCCATACAGAAGCGGATAAAATTTATCTCTTGAGCATTTAGATATTGCATCCATAAGCGCTCCATCTCCGCATCCCATGTCTGCTATGCAGAACTGTGACATATTTGGATAAGCACCCTGTGTATGGGTTTTAATTCTATTTGCTATTTCTTGAGCATTCTCACAAGTCCATACTCCATAATTTGGAGACATTATTGCAAAATTGTTGCCATCTATACATTTAATTGAACTGTATATTTTTTCACTATAGAATTCAGTGTTTACTAGTTTACCTGTATCCATGCCATATTCATGCGACTTTTTAACTATTGCATCAAATACATCATCAACACTTATAGAGTCCATACATGGAGAAGTTGATCCAAATGGGCACGTATGATGATGAAGATAACATGGCATACATTTAAATTTTTCATGATCATGGTTCTCTATGGCTATTACATTATCATAGTATTTAACTCTATATTCGCTTGGGAATGGTCCATACATGCATACTAATTTCTTATTTAATGCCTGTGCTATTTGAACAAAGCTACTGTCTGGGCTAACCAATATGTCACATTCATTTGCAAATGCTACAACATTCTCCATTTGCTGGTGAGTATATTTGAATGGCGGAGTATATATGTTTGGACCACTAAAAAAGTCATAAGGGTTGTTTGAGAATAATATTACATTGTATCCATTGCTACCTAATAGTAATGCAAGCTCTTTATTTTTATTCCAATTCCTTACATAACTACTAGATCTTATTTGTATTCCAACAGTTATTCTATCTCTTAATTCCATAACATTAAACCAGCTTTTTGCTAACTTAGCCCTATCTTCTTTTATAAACAATCTTGGAATTTTGTATTCTATTGGTATGGAGTTAGTGTCAATATCTTGGTCTATATATTTATAATGAGCATCTATGTAGTGCATTTTCTCTGCATCTGGATTAGTATTTATTGCAGTAGCAAAGTTAATGGGAGGAATGTCAAATTGGTTCAATATCCCACTATCATGATTTTTAATTGCCTTTAATATTTCAAATCCATCAATAACCTTAAAATATGGATTATTCATCATTACCTTCATGTATTCAGGCCTGGCAGCAAATGCTATTTCAGTATTATCATTATTGTCTTTAATCCACCTTGCAATGGGCTCTACCATTATAGAATCCCCACAGCCACCTGGTTGCAATAGACAGATCCTTAACTTCCTTTTCATTTCTTTGAGATTGAATTTAATATAGGATAGTGGGTTATCTGATTGATTGATCTTAATAGAGCAATTTCCCATCGTTTATTCTCCTCGAATTATATTATATAGTGATTTGCTTTAACCCATAAGTATAGTGATGTAGTTTTCTAAATGCATATACTGGGTATATTTTACGTATTTCATATATAGTATCACCAAATGTGATTCTATCCATGTTATCCAATTTAGTTGATGCCATCATTACAGCAGTTACTTCTGGCATTCCACTAAACATTTCTTTGGCATATCCAATGTTTTTATTTCCATATAGAGACTCTACTGATGCTATTCTACATTTAAGATTTTCATATATTGTGCTATAGGTAGAATCATCATATCCACCAGTATCATCTTGAGCAGGAGTTTGCCTCTCAACATCTACTTGATGTGGAGTCATTATGGAAGAAGGCATTAGTATTTACTCCAGTTTTGTCTGGCTGTCCATATTTTGATATCTTGTCTCTGTAAACTTCTCAATATTGAATCTATAGTTGGTATTCCAGTTGGGTTTGGATTGCTTGGATCTATTATTATGGATTTATTGCGTTTATATGAATAATCAAATGCCGTTTCTGAGTTAAACTCATACTCTTTTATTTTATCAACATCTAAACTTGTAGTCCCAGCATATACTGCACCATCGCTATACATTATGTCTATTTCCCTAGTTACTAGTGCTTTCAGACAGTATAGCAAGCTTTCTGGCTTATACTTTGGGTTAGTGTTTCCAAGTATTGATGTTTCTGCATTTCCTATATTGCATGTTACTTGATAATTCATCCTACGACTTGATTTCCAAGCATTGTCTAGATTAGTAATACTATATTCATTGAACTCATATTCATCGTCTATTGTGTCTAGCCCTAGTTCTGGGTCTATGTATTCTATATTTGCTATGGAAATCAAGTTATAGGGTATTAATCTGTCAATGAAAATAACAGGATTGCCTTCTCCTCTGAACTTAAATGTATAGCTTTCATCATATATGTCATCCCAAGTACAGAATATATCCATACAATAGGAATGAACCTGCTCTTCTATTGTATCAATGATCTTCTCAACTTCACTGTCAGGAAGCCCTTGCTTATTTACTATGTCAGAAGAGACTATATATAATCCCATTATCTCTTATCTCCTATTGTCAACGACTCTTTCTACTTTTCTTTTGGTATCAACCAATTTTACTTCAAAAGCATAAGTGTCATATTCTGGGGTGCTGTGGACCCATCTAGCCCTATTCTTCCCCTTTGATACATCTTGATACTTGTGTCTTGCTGTGATTACTCTGTAGTATTCCATGGCTACTCTAGCATCTTTGATGTAATGTTTTTGTCCCCTATGAGAAAAATGTATTCTCTTTCTCAGGGAAGCTGTATTTCTTATGTTTTTACTGTTCATGATTGCATTGATAGCTTTATCAACTTCTTTCCAGTCCCCTAGCTCCGAAAATAGTTGCTTTCTCTTTCCTTCAATGCGTTCCTGGTCATAATCTCCTAGCCCATTATAATGTGCAGGAAGATGGACAAGTGTTATTCTAAATTGTCTGTTAGAATTTTCTTTTACTAACTCAGATTGTGGGATATCTTCATTAAGGTTATCCTTGCTTTCAATATCCATATCTGGAGTAAGATTATCAAGTACTTCATCATTAACAGTTACTGATGTTATTGTTTTTACTTCTTTTGCTCTTGGCATTTTAACCTTTCAGCCCTCCCGCCCTACCTCAATCAGATGATTGACGCTTAAAGGTTTATTTTAAAGATGAACAGAAGCCATCTATTATTCGTCATTAGCTAGCCAGCGTAGGTGTTTTGTTTTGAACATTTGTCCATACACAAGCATCAGCTCTCCACATTGCAATGTCACCAGATGTATGACTTACATATAGGTCAGTGGCATCATTGACTACTCTGTCATGCTCTATTTTTACAGTATCAGTGTTAACTGCAAATTTAAAGTTTCCAGGGAATGTCATTACTGCAACACCAGGCCCTTTGTAGGTAAAGTTTATGAAAGTATCCAATGGAATTGAAGATGTGTCAGTTCCAGTATGGGTAACTTTGCCAGTTGTAAGATCCAATGTATAGTCATCTGCTGTGCCATTTACATATGGGGTGTAGAATGTTCCTTCTGTGTGAGGTATAAATTTGTCACTGTCCTCTACTATTGGGACATAAGGCAAATCCACTGTTCCACCAGAAGATGTAATTTTGGCTTTCTTGACCTGTCTTGGGTTGTTGTCCCAAAGAGGAACTCCATGAATCAGCTTTTTGTGATATTGGATTGGCATTGTGCCAAGTACCCATTGCAAAGATGCAGTATCTACACCTTTGTTTTCACAATGTTCATAGAAGTCTTCATAAGCTCTTGGGCTAACCATGAACTGCATGCTTTGGAGCAAGAACTGTTGTTCCTCAGCAATGGCCATAAGCATTTCTTTACATATTTCAGGATTGAAATACTTAGTTTCCCATGTGCTACAGTCAACTTGAATACCATCCGCAACAGCAAGTGATATGATACCGTCAGTTTTAATGAAGGTAGGATCTATGCTTACTTTGTCAGGATCGTAGTCATCATATGCTTTAGCACGAGAAGTGTTCTGGCCAATCTTGTTACCATGAATCATTAATTTTTCATATTCATTGGCAAGCTTCATAGCCATGAGCTCAAGGAATAGACCACCTAAGTCGGTCTCAGTAGCCACATTGACATCCTGGTCTGTGATCATGAATTTAGCACTAAACCATTGTGGGCTTAATGTAATCTGATCAAATGTTGGACCAGTGTAATATCTGTGGTCAGTAAGCTCTACTTGTGGATACATTGCCATATCTGTCCAGTCAATGGCATTGATTTGTGATTCATTGCCCCTAAACTCATAAAACTCTACCATGCCAGATTTCTTTAGCATAGTATTGTCTCCGAGTTTCCGAAGCCAACCGAGTGCATACCTGTGAGGCAATTTCATACCACCATTGGCAGAAGTGAACATATCTGAAGTAATTTCAGATTTACTAAGGATTAGATTCCTGATGGCATTTCTAATTTCCCTAGTTCCAACTTTAATGTCTAGTATGTTTAAATTAGGTTCTGATGGCATTTAATTCACCTCCCCTTTTGATAACTTCAAGTTAAGAGGTCCAAGTTCATTGCCTTCATCAGCCTTTGTTATTACCATGCCATTCTCTGCTTTGATTCCAACTCCAGGTTTGTTGAGTGAACCAGCAAATCCAGGCACTCCAAAAGCACCAGCTGAAATTAGACCAGTGCTCTCAATCGCAGAAATTTTATCAGAGATATCCTTTTGACCTTTCTCTAAATTCTGGATTGTAGAAGCTAAGCTTGTGAACTCTGCAATTTTGTCATTGAGTTCTTTTTCCTTTTTTTCGAGATCAATTTTACCTTGATCTATTGGAGGAGTTGTCTCTATAGGCTTTTCCATTTTAGTAAGCCTCAAGTTTACTTCCTCCTTGAAGGACTGAAATTCCTTCTTGAGTTCGTTAATCGGTTCTAGCCCTTTTTCCAGAATCTTCTCCTGAGATTTAGTTATTTCTGGAAGAATGTCTTGAAGTTCCATGCTATTTGGATTATCTCCTTTCTGTAGATTACTATTAATCCTTAAGTTAGCATTAAGCCATTGTGTGGCTTTTGTCTTATCAAATGTAGGCTTATTAAATATAATAGAATGTAATTCAGTTGAACCATCCCTTAAGCCCTTTATAAATGATACCCCATTTTCTCCATGGGGCTTGCATTCATATATTTCTTGGTAGATGCTATTGTCAGAAATTATATACTTTAAGGATTTCAAGTCTTCACTTAATCCAACTTCTCCTTTAATAACTTCTGGAATAACATTTATATCAAAAGATTCTCCATCTTTAAGATTTATTTCTTTTTCTAAATCTTTGAATATTAAATCTTCATTTATCTGTAAATTTTCACCTTTGGTCATATACAACAAACATCCAAGTTGCTCATCATCATCATCTCTTTGAGAGCCTTTTGTTAAGTTTGCTATTCTTGATATTGTAAATTTCTTCAACTTAATAGCTTTAGCCATCATATTTCTCCATATTTAATAATACAATTAAAATTATTATAAGTCAACTTCTTCAAATTCAGTAGCTACTCCCTTTATAGAAACTTGACCAAGTGTCCCATCTAGCACTTTATTCCAAATATTCTCATTGGGATAATGTACTCCCATCCTCAACGTTCCTTTTCTTATTTTCTTATATTTAAACTTATGATTAGGATCTTTTTTATGTAATTCTAAATCTTCTTTTATTCTATTCTTTATTGACTTATATTCCTTGTATTTATTCCTGAAAACTTCTGTTGCTAAATCCATTTCTACGTCTAATCCAATTTCACCTTCTGATTTTTGCAGAATGCCTTCGACATCCTTTGCCATAACAACTGCATCAGGCATCACTTCACCTTTTTCCAAATCAACTATCATATCATTTTCAGTTATCCACATCTCAACTACAATAGCATCCTGTTTACTTAATATCATATCATCTCTGTGGAATAGGTCTAAATTAGAGCCACCTTTTGCAAAATCTATTTCTGCATCTATTATTGCATCTATCCCCTCTTCTGTATTTGGTATAAAGTGTTTGTCTTTATCCAACAATCCAGGCGTTAGAACCCCAAACCTTGCCAATCTTTTCTTTTCATTTTTCTGTATATTCATTTATTTACCCTTAACTGGTGGATTTAATTGTGCTGGGTTCATTATTGCTCCACTATCACTAGGAATCCTATCTTGCAATGTTTGATGTTGCATCAACTTCAATGGCATATAGGATGATAATATAATACGCATATTCCTTGTTTCGTCATCCATTTCACTTTCTATGCCAAGTATGTTTGCTGATTCTCCTAGTGTTATTATCCCCCTATCAACCAAAGATCTAACTTCATCCAACAGGAACCTGTGATCAATAGTTCCAAGTCTATTGAATTTAATAGTCCAGTCTGATATTCCTAGACCCATTTTAATAATAAATGGGTTTATTAGTTCTTCGTCAAGCATTCTTTGTAATGGAGCCAATGTGGTGTCTTTATATACTTCATTGGATGTTTCAGCTATATTTCCAGACAATTTTCCAGCTTCAGGAGTATATACTCTATTTGCAGGAACTTTATGCCCAGCTATAATTTCATCTCTATTCATGGATGAGTATTGCAAGAAACTTGCTTCTAATGCTCTATCTATGAGTTGTTTAACTTCTATTCCGCCATCTGGGTCATCTGTGTGAGCGTAAAGATCTGGGAGCATTTCTGGGTCTGTCATGCAGACTTCCATATAATCATTAAACTTCTTCTCGCTTGCAGGGCTCAATCTTCCCTTTAGCATTATCAAATTCTTTATTGTTTGTTTGAAGAATTTAATATTAAACATAGCTGCATTTCTAAATCCAACTGTAGCCAGTATCATTGGTATTATTGGGTTTAATCCATAATATGGGAAGTATGGGTAACTGTCATCTCCACCATTTGGCTCATATATTACTTTATATATAAGCTCAGTTGCTACTCTATCTAAATTTAAAGTCCCATCTTCATTTGGCTCAAGGGGATTTTCTTTGCCTATTCTTTCCCCGGTATATTTGTCATATATTAAAGGATTGCCATTGGCATCCACTGCTCCAAATGCCTTAAAATATTTATCCTTGTCATCATCATAGGCTGATACATATTTAAATATTGGAGTGTATTTTGGGTCTAGTGGAGAAACGAAAGCATATTTGTGAGGCTTTATCCTTGTCACATCTACGTGCTTGATTTCTACTATAGGTGAATTTACATCATAGAGACTTTTGAGTGTCCTTACAACTTCCACTGCCATATTTGCATTGCTTCTCTGTAAGTCCTGTAGAAGTGCTACACAAACTCCATACATATTCATTCCTTCAGAGTTTGGCTTTTCAAAGAAGTCTTTTATTTTAGTTTTATTTGCATCAGCAGCATTGCTTACTATTCCATCTTTGTAATACTTTATCCCATGTCTAACTGCATCTTCAGATTTTACATCTATGCAAGTTTTGTGCCACGTATTGAACCTAACTAAATCAAGAAGTAAATCTACGTCCCAAGGAGGCTCCACAAATTCCTGAGTATTGGAATACATCTTAGATATTTTTCTTGGTGAGTATCCCTTTTGGAGTAGGTATGTTTTGTGCAATGCCATGGAGCATTCTTTAACTTTGTCTTTAAATAGGTTGTCATCATCTTCATTTAGTCTTTTAAGTAACTGTAATGTTTTTAGATCTACGTTAGATGCATAACCTATTTTAATACCATTGCTCTGTGGTTCTGGGCTTGGAACAGTATTTACTATTTTTTTTCTTGGCATACAATCCTATCTTATAATGTTCATATTGTAATTATAAACATTTTAAATAGGTATGTCAAGAATTGGTTAGACCCAAATCATAGTTTAGAGCTTTTATACTTCTAATAAAATATTCTTGCTCTGAATATAGCAATGAATTGTCTCTTTTGAGAAAATCATCAAAGTCTTCTGGTCTTGTTAAGATAATATCAAATAGAGTTGATCCATCTTTCCCTATTATTTTCATAGAGCCACAAACTAATGCACATGGGTAATTCCCATATATATCTGGGACTGGGCAACTTTTATAAAATATTATATGTTCTTTTATCAATATAGGCTCAATTTTTAAAATATCTTTCAATGGTATTGCTTTGCTCTTTTTAATTCTTTCTCTATTTTTTAAAATTTCAAAATAGCTTATAATTAAATCATTGCCATCTAAACTGCGCCTAATGGTAAAATCTGAATTTGACATACTTTATTCCTTTCGTTTAATAATTCAAATGAAGTGTAATTCCACTATCTTGAGATCTTTGTGAAATCCTTGATGTGAATATATCAATATGAGAAGTGTTTTGACTTCTACAATTCCATGCTATAGCTAATGCCATAACTAAGTCATCAAACATTCCTTCTGGAGCTGATAGCCTTCTGTCTTTTTCTTGGTAATGCAATAATTGCTCAAGGCAAGTTTTGTCCATAGGCAATATTTCCCCAGCAGTTAAGCTTTGAGATAAATTGTCCATAATGTATCTTTTTGTATTAACTTCCAGCCCACTTGTTGTATAAAATCCATATCTTGATACATGCCTTTGACCTGTCCCAAGATTCCTTCTTGTGGTACTTCTATATAAATTTGGGTAATTAAATTCTCTAACTAGCCATTCTACTACTGCAATACCATGATTGTTAAATTCAACAGCAAGTATTGCGTCATTATAATACCTTCCTAATACATTAAGCATTTTAGTAAATGTATATACATCTACCTTTGTATTTATCTGTGCGCATTGCTCACCGCTGTCTAAGTCTAAAACTATTCCAGCCTGAAAGTCCCCCTTGTCTATTCCTTCACTAGTATCCCCAGATAGAGCATACCTTCTCCCATGTTCTACATCTTTAAATATAATTGCATCTTTTAATAATACTCTCATTTCAGGGTTTGTAAAAAAGTTTATTCCCTTTTGTGGAGTTATTTGCCCTTCCCTAGTATCTATCTCTACTCTTCCTATATGATCTTGTATGACTTCTGTTGGAAAAAATGCACACTGGTCTGCCATGAAGCAATCAGTATCACTTTCTGGGTGCTCTCTTTTAAATATCTTTAGAGCACTACCACCTTCTCCATCCATGACATATTTCTGGATTGCTTTTCTTCTCCACTTAAGTTGTGGTATTGTTAACTCATATTTTCTTTGGGCTAAATTCTCTTCATCTGAACCTTCCCATGGTTCATATAGGTCATTGTCTATTATTATTGCTTCTGGGTCAGCATGCCATGGATAGAAGAATGTTTTAAATTCAGACAATCCTGCTTTACTTGCAAACCATAATTTTGCAAATGGGTCCGATATTGTATTTGGAGTACTTTCTAGTACTAAATATGTTCCATCTTCATCTGGGACTGAATCCCTTGCAGCAGTAAGAGTCTCTGTTAAGCTTTCATAAAATGCAGGCTCTGATAAATGCAGAAAATCCAATGTTTCAGATCTAGATGCAGCTCCTCTTTGTCCAGCAGTTACAAACTTTAAAGTTGAATTTAATTCACTAATATTTACTTCTGATATACCAACTGTATCGAGCTTGGGATTTTTAAATATCATTGGCAAGTGATTATATGTTACCTGGCATTTTCTCCCAAGCTCTCTGGTCGGTGGGAATCTGTGTAAATAAACAGCTCCTCTTTTGTTTGGGATTGTTATGGCTCTCTTTAATCCTAATTGTGTGGCAAGGGTCGTAACTCCCCTTTGCCTACACTTTAGGATCATCAATCTAACTTTTGGTTTAAAAAACTCTTCTATAAGTAAGTTCTGAACATGATTAAGTTCAAATCTTACTAGTTTAGCCTTTTTATCTACTATTCGAACATATTTACAATAGAACCTAAATCCATCTTCAGTATCAGATATTGCCCTATCAAATTCAAGTTTATTAAGTTCTATTGCCATTTTGTTAATTAACTCTGTGGAGTAAGGGTAGCTCTTGAAAACATTGGGACAAAAGAAAGCATGTCTGGGTGGTAAAATTCAATATTCCCCTTTGAGTTTTCTTGTTTAACTGGCTTAACTGATATAATCCTTTGATATGTAGTAGTGTGTCAATTATGCTCAATAGATCTTTTATCTCTTTGTATTCTTTTAGATTTGTAAAATGCTCATCTGAAATGGAATGCAATGATTCAACTCCAGGAGTTGGAGTTGTTGGATTTTCCTTGCCAATAGCATCCTTTACTTTTTCCCCGATATAGTTACTTGGAACAATTTTTGTCCCATGCAAATAGAAGTAGGTGGGTTTCTTGTCTTCAAAGAATTTAGAAGTTACTGACATGATGGAGCAGTATAGTTTTTTAAATAACTTCATGCTAACCATAAGCTCTTTAATGGAGAGGTTTAGATATTCCTCTGCATAGTCTATTTTTAGGATCATTAAATGCAATGGATCAAATCCATGTCTTAATTTCATTAAGAACTTGCAGGGATTTTTGCCATATAGTAAGTTATTTAATTCCTTACTGTTCATACAAACTTCTTTTTTCTCTTTTTTCTCAGCCATCGTTATTTTCCTTATTTCCATTTTGGTTTAGTATATATTGTCTTGGATTATTTGAAAAATCCTGATTAACATGCAAATCTGGTTGCTTGTTTAACTTAGATAGCCCTTCAGTTATTGCAGAAAATGCAGCAGCAGGAGCTTCTATTTGTCTCCCTGATATAGATGACATTGTAGCAAGAACCTTGGAGTAATGCTTTAATATATCTAGGTCTCTATCAGAGACTTCATTCATTGGTTTTTCCATAACCTCATGTAAAACCTTTCTGAATAAATCCTTGTCCTCCTCTAACTTTATTTGGTTATTGGTTATCCTAGTGTAGGTGTCTATGGCTATGTCAAAAAATGTTTCCTGAACCATCTTACTATCAACGTGGATTCCTATGAAGTTTTCCATTGCCTTAACGGCAGGAAGAAACTTCAACCTATATTCATTTATACTATATCCCATTAACTTAGCAAGTTTAATTCCAGATACATTTACTAATTCATTTGGATCGTCTCCAGAAGAGCACTCATTTGCTGCCCTTCTTGTTAATTTAGATCCATACATTAGCCATGTAGCAATAGCATTATTCTTCTGGTCTTCTGTCATATCTTGGTGTATCAGGTCTGCCATCTTAATTATCAAGCAACTGGTATTGTTCTACATGTTTTTTTAATAGGTAGTTGTAATAACTAACAATAAATTGCTTCTGCTCCTTTCTTATTTTATATTCTAAATTTACTTTCATCTTAAATCTTCTTTCATCTCTTATAATAATATAGTAATTTTTTTTGATTTTGTCAACTGCCTCATCAATTATTTTAACAGTTTTATCCAAATCCATGCCTATATTGATATAATGAGGAACCCTAAAGGACTTAATTGCTTTTAAAATTAAAGATGCTCTTTGCTTTATTTCGTGCTTATCCTTTATTTCTATTGCAATATTCTTCCTATTGATAGCTATAAAGTAATCTGGGCTTTCTAAATCATCTATATTGTACTCCCTATTATCTTTTAGAGATCTAACATATTCTTTCATAGAGTTCTTTATTATGCCCATTATATACCCAGACTTGCTTTCTACTTTATATAGGTCACTGCCTGTGTTGTTTATAATTTCCATTGCTCTAATTATTGCAACATTGATTAACTCATTACTGTCCATGTTGCTATAGTTTTTCCTAGTCTTTAATACTCTAACAAACCTCTTTGCCATGAAGTATATTTCTGTTATGAGGGCATTCTTGTAGCTTTCATCTAAAGTTTCTTTATACTTTAATAGGTATTTATCTATAGTTTTATTTTCCATTATTTCCTTAATACTATCCAGTAGGAATGATATTTCCTTGCATGTCTCTGTGTTAAGTTGCTATTCCAAATCCTGACTCCGCTAAATACCATTATAAACAAGTCTTCAATCTTAAAGCCATTCTCAATGGCCCAGTTATGAACAAAGCAATGAGTTAGTGTAGTTCTACTGTCTGTGTAGTCCTGGCACTTAAAAGCAACTATTCCACCTTTAACCAGAATCCTATAAAATTCAGATAGTGCCTTTTTATACATTTGCTCTAATTGTTCCCAACTATCAAACATGGTAAATCTTTTGGTCATTATATTGTTTTTAGTTTGACCATGTGTTCCAAACATGAATGGTGGGTCAAAAACTATACTTGTAATTGAGCTATCTTTACATGGTATCCCATCCATAATGTCATTTTTAATAATTTTGTAATTAGCAGGCTCTTTGTCCATTGTTATATTTGGTGGCTCAATTCCTTCATAGAACTTTCCAGAAGAATAACAGGGGTCCAATTCAAATTTCTCTCCATATAAGTATAATTCCCTTATTGCCATCAAAACATCTTGATCTCTATTCTGTATTGATTTAATAACCTGTGTCACTTACAATCCTCCTGATGAAATGTAAATATGTTTTTCTCTATCTAAATTGAAATCTATAGCTTCTTGACCAGTTAGTAGAATATAAGTATTCTTATCTTCTTTATTGTAATATACAATAAATGCTCTGCCAACTTGGATACATCTATTTACTTCATTGAAAGCTGATCTATTATCTTCTGTATCATCTAACCTAAATTTCATTGCAATACTTACCTCCTATAGATATTGACTTGGGGTGATTCTTACTCCGAGTATTAAGACCTCCTCTGAGTTATGCGCAGATTGTTTTATGTCATTATTAATAAATAATGACAATAGCTCTTCTTTTAAAATATGAAACATCTCCTTACTGACCATTATAGAATATAGTGAGCATGGGCCCTTTCTAATGTAAGAATAGCCTCCAATATTGAACCACATAATTAGTTTTTGGATAAATGATATTGCTGAAAAATTACTAATAGAAGTGATGCGCCTTGGAGCATGGGCCAATGCAAGATCTAGTAGTTCATTAAAGTTACAGCATATCTTTTTAGTCATATTTATTCCTCCCATTGCTTTAAGTTTGGGTTTTTCTCTAATGCAATAGCCAATGCTACAGCTTGCCAAATATCTTTCCTTACTCTTTCAAGTTTTTCTCCTTTCCTTGCTTCTCCATATTCCATCCTTATAGCCTGTCTTACTTCTGCATCATTCCTACACCCAAGCGCTCCTTTTATGGTTGGTCTAGTATAAAATTGGACTGGAACATTTTTCTTTATAGCTATGTTTACAACATGCTTTATGTATTCTTCGAATCTTCCTATCCACTTTATGGTTTGGAATACAGATTTTCCAACCGAAAAGCCATAAGATGAAATCATTTCAATAGCAATCAAGTCCATCCCCCAGACTATATTAGTTTCCTCACACAACATGCAATCTATGATGTATTCATTATTTTCAATTCCTAGTATTTTTGTGTCTTCAAACCAAACATACTCCCCTTTTATTATTTCATGCTTTTCGGTATCCCATGCTATAAAGGCAGATTTTTCACTGCCTGGATCTATTGCTAATATTTTCATTTGTTTATGCTCCTTACATTTTCAGGTGGTTCTGGTTTTGTATTGTTGGATTGAGGAGTTTTGTATGTTTTTATAATATTACCATTACTATCATAGATAATAGTTGTGTCTCCAAATACCCACAATACATGACCAATAATATTGTTCAATCTAATGTATTTTATTTCAGCATCACTATCTTGCATTTCAACTATTACACTATTTCCATCATACTCTGCCCCAGTTATTACTCCAGATATTAAATGAGTTTCTATTTTATTGTCACGGAATGGTTCTGTTATCTTAGCTACGCCATATGCCATTGCTAAAATAGAGCATATTGCCACTAGTACAATTATGCCACCCATTATAATATCAAAAGTGTTACTTTTTATAAATTTCTTTATCATATTAAGCATGTAGGTCTCCTCGTGTTGTGTCTATTATGTTTGTTACGTGTTGTTTAAAGTCTTCATATTCATCAACTAAGTCAAATAAAGTAGCTATATTATAATATAGTTTATTTTTGTAAAAATTCAACTCCATCTTGTGCTTTATTGCTTTTTCTATCATCCTCTTTGCAGATTCTTTGCCTATGCTAAATTTGTCTATAATATAATATAGCAATGACTTATCATCCGTTAGAGTCATCCCATCTTCTGTTCTTTCAATTCTAATCCTTATAGCATCATCGTTTGACTTGTTAGATAAAAATAGCTTCATGACTCACCTCAGTTTCATTTTCTTTGCAATTTTATCAACCATTTCAGCAGTATGGTATGAAGATATGGTAAAACAAGTAATGCAAACTATTAAATAAATACTGCCGATCCAAATCGCTATTCCAGCCATTTTTACTCCTTTACATGGCTCATGCCATTTTCTTTTATTACAGTTATTCTATTATCAACATCTATATCCATGTCATATGGGCTTGCCAAGAATACACTTGAAACTTTGCCCATCTCAATAAGAGATTTAAAGAATCTAATTATTATCTCCATCCCCTTTTCATCCATTGCACTAAACAATTCATCACATAAGATAACATTGCAAAATTTTGGATGGAGCATAGACAATGCCATATTGATAATAATATCAATTCTTCTTCTTTCACTTCTAGACTTACGCTGATAATTTCCTGACATTTCGACTGATATTTCATTTTTAATATTGCCACTTTTAAGCTCCCTGCAAGGAGAAAGAGTAATGGGATAATCTGATGACAATATTGACGAAACGTAAGACTTAATGTGGTTGTTGATGAATGGGATAATTCTACGTAACTCGACATTTTTTGCTCCTCCTTCTTTAAATCCCTGCTTTACCCAGAATCTTAATATTCTGCATTTATGCTCAATTTCAATAACAGATTCATCTAACAGCTTTATCATTTCACTATTAGACTTTATTGCCTTTTCCATGTTCTCTAACGATTCTTCTGTTTTTCCAATTTCATTGCCATACCTTTTTATAGATGTTTCTCTTTCTGCTTTAGATTTTTCTTTTTGTTTTATCATTCCCATCTTTGATGATATTTCTTTCATCTCATCATCAACTTCACATATTAGCCTCCAAACTTCGCTCTCTTTATCTCCCAACTGGGCAACTTCAATCTTCAATGCTTCAATAGCATCTTTATTGGCAAGCATATTAGCACTTAAATATTGGATTTCTTTTTCCAATTCTTCAATCTTTGTGTAGCAGTTTGTCCACTCCGTATCTTCTTTAATTTCCTGTTTGCAAAATGGGCATATTTTTGTAGATTGGGCAGATTCAAGATCTCTAATTTTATCAGATATCCTTAATATATTAGCATTTATTGATCCATTTTCAGCTTCAACCTTGCTCTTTTTAAGCATAAGAGAAGATCTTTGGTTAGCAATGTTGACCTTGGACTCTATAAGAGCTTTTTTCTTAGCTAACAAATCCAATTCTTTATCTGACAAGTCTTTCATTCCCATTTCTAAGTTTAAGTCGTCTTGGTTTTCAGGATTTGACAAGCTATGTAAAGATTCCCATAGGCTTTTGAGGTGTTCTGAAAGAGATTCCATTTTAGCTTCTATTACTTTATTCTTGTTATTAAGTTCTATTTTTTCAGTTGCTATCTTCCTAATAGAGTTTTCCAGCTTATCTAGTTCACTTTTAGCATTAGCATATCCAGTATCCCAAAGGTCAAAATTTAGAAATGCCTTTAAGGTTTTAAATTTTTCACTATTAGTAGCTTCTCCAAATAGGGTTATGTTTTTATTTGCAGTATCATCTCCAAAATATACAAAACTTGTAAATGTGTTAAAGTCCATACCAAGTTTTTCATTTAGGGACTCCTGGGTCAATGCAGTATCATTTGGAACAGAGCCAAATTCTATTGGATACATCGTACTTAGATATTCCTTATTTTCAGTCCTTTCTCTATTTATAAATGTAGAGTCTTCAAGTTCTACTTCAACCTTACATCCACTGCATCCATCTCTTATTACTTCTTTGCCCTTAATACCCCTATAGGTCTTGCCATATAGCCCCCAGCAGATAGCTTCAAATATTGTTGACTTACCAGATAGGTTAGATGTAGCAAACTTATCATCTCTATTCTCCCCAAGAAGCAACACAATGCCCTGATTGTCAAGCTCAACCGTTGCTTTATGTATTGTCATAAAATCTTTAATTCTAACTGTTTTTAGTTTCATTTCATTCTCCGTATTTTATAAGAAAATCAGGATTTATAACTTTAAACGAGAACCTATTATACCCAAGCTCGCTCATAGTCTTGAGATCTAAATCTATTGCACCTCTTGCTCTTATTACAATGCCTTCTCTGTGCACTTCTGGATTTAATACAGATTTGCCTTTTGAGTATCCCACAAAATCATCAACTCCTCCAGATAAATCTATGCCCAATAAATAGGGAACACATTTTAATCCAAGCTCAGTGCATACCCTATTCATTAAATCCCAAGAATAGTATCTTTGGCTTTTAATGTCATATATTGAGTATATAAATAGCTTTTGATCTGGGAATTTGTATTTATTGCTCTGTATTTTTTGACCAACTATTTCTCCCTGTATTGCAATATTGTCATAGCTTGATTTTAGTTTTTCTTCTAAATCATGTTTTTTAAACATGGCAGTATATACATTGGAAGCATCAAGTTGATACCTTACATTCTTTGAGCACACTCCTATTTCACCTTCATATTTAAAAAATGTAACTGAAGTCCCATCTATTTTCTCTGTTATATAACATGGGGTTCCTTTGAATTGTTCTAATATGTGGGGTATTGTTTGTATCCTTGTTTCATCTGGCTTTGGTATTACTATTGGGAATGCCATCATTTTATCATATCCAGCTCCCCTGATTTCAGCAGGTGGCTCATATTTTTCAATGCCAAAAATACTAGTAACATCATCTCCTACTTGAATGCCATTATATTCTGAAGGCAAATATTCTCCTACTGGTAAACATAGTCCTTGAGAAATTATCTTACGCAATTTAATGGTTTTTACTCGCCTGTCCTTTGCATATTTTTTAAAGAACTCAAATTGTGGGATGTTGGGCAGCACTGAATCTATTTCAATGTAAATACATAGATTGCCAGGCTCAAATTCGCCCTTCTTCACAACACAGACCCAGCCAAGAACCCTTACTGATTCTATATTATCTGCTCCTTCTATTGGAATTACTTGCTCTATCCTTTGAATACTTGCTAATTTTCTCATAATATATTTCTCCTTAAAATGGGCAAGGTTCTTTTGTTAATTCCATGCCTATGGCTATAATTTCTTTCCTAACCTCTTCTGGCTCTCCGCTTAACTCATCAACAGTTTCACTTAATATGGATTCAATGTCACTATCCAATTTAATCTCCTCTCTTTCTATTTTACCAGGTACATTTTCTGGCTTCATGAAGTTTGGTTCAATAAAATAACCCTCTTCAGACATTGCTTTGAATAACTTTTCATCCTCTTCACATTGGATGTCTATGCTATACAGGTGCTTTTTAGCATCTGGGTCTGTAAATCTTTCAAATTCTTCCATATTAGATGCTTTTATCTTTTTAAACTTAATGTCTGAAAGCTCTATTTTGTTCCAATGATAATCTAGTTTTCCTGTGAAACTTTCTAACAATATTGCATTTGTATCCAATGGGTCTCCAAAGTTCTGTTGAATTGGGATTCCTATGCTAGCAATAGATATATTGTCATTGTAATATACCGATACGCTTTTGTGTTGATGCCCAGATATAAACCTAAATTTAACATCTTCTCTTTTGTTTGTTATTTTTAATATGTCATCACACCTAATAGTATCAGGTGAATCAAATCTAAATAGTGTATCAAACCATTGGTGGCATATTATGTAGCACTGATCTTTGTGGTTACTATACTTATCACTAGCATTTCTATTTATTATTGCAGAATCTAAATTAGACAGAAACTCATCTGATGATTCACAGTGTGGTATCATTATAATGTCATCAATAGATGGCTCTATATGATATCCACAATCTATAAATAAGGCATTGTCTATTGCAGATGCAAGGGTTAGTAATGGGTTGCTCCACCTATCTTTAGCTCCTTCATGTATTCCATTTCCTCTTATAAAGTAAATTCTAACATCATTGTCAGTTGCTAATGTTTGCATTTCTCCTATTATACTATTTAGTAATTCTATGCTTGGATTATAAGTATCAAAAAAGTCTCCTGCAATAATAAGGGAATTACAATTTAACCTTACTACCTCTCTACATAAGTTATTGACAGCCTGGATGTCCCTCCGTAGCCTCATTTGGGGATTTGGAAACCTATGTTTATGGGATAAATGTAAATCTGCTACTATGAGTGCTTTATTGGTTTTATTAGTCATACTGCTACTCCTTGTTTGGCAATGGGCACCTTATATATATTTCTTTAGTAAAGTCTTGTTTAAAATTAGGTGGCTCATCAGGATCTTGGTATTTTACGTCATTTTGGATCACAACACTACCATATTTCTCTAATACTTTAATATATGATGTCCCTTCACTTTCCATAGATCTGCTCAATTTGAGAATCATTTCACAATGGTGTTCGTCAGTTACGGTTGGAACCCTATCGCCCCAATAGGTGCTTCTTCTGTGTTCATACATTGGGCATTCAGAGCATGATTTTATTTCTATATTTAATATTTTAGTCATATTATTTCTCCTTTAAATGGGGGGCAATAAAGCCCCCCTGTTTACAATCTTACATCTGCCGTATTGTTAATTGTAATTTACTAAACTCATCAAATGACATTGAACCATTTTCTTTGAGATACATGGCATCACATAGAGCCTTTGCCATTGGGAGGGTAAGGTCTCTGTATAGATTCTTAACAGCTTTCATGCTAGTGTCATTAGCATCCGTTGAGTAGAAAGACAGTTTAGTCTTAATTAAATCAGCTATATTGGCTTTTATGAAGGTAAGTTCATCATTTTCAGCAGCCCTGTTTTCTTTTTTTGGGAACCTTACCACATTAGATGGTCTATTGTCATAATGCTCATCTTCATTATCTGCTGTATTGTCAATGTCTCCTATTTCCTCCAGAGCTGTCATGCCAACGTTGGTAAAGTCTCTAAGTACTCTAGCTTTAGCCCTAGTAGAAGCCATTCTCAATTCATGACCTCTGATTTTGGAATTGACATTACTGTGGTCTGCGTCTCCAAAGTCTTGAAACTTACGACCTCCATTATCTGTCAATACTGCTACACAAATTGCCATGTGATTATTTTCATCATTTGGGTATTGTATAGCTTGGACAACTAAATCATGAAATCCCTTTTGATGGGCAAGATCTAGTAGCCCTGCATATACAACAAAATCTTTGCCTTTTATGTTGACTATAAATCTTGGGTCTAGCTTTGGTTGTTCTATCGTGGCTATCTCAATGGGATTATTTGGAACCATTGGAGGCTCTGTGTCTATTACTGAATTAATTTCAGGGACTCCATCTATGGTTTTATTCTCAACATCTGTTATGCTTTTATTTTTTACCATTTACTCCATACCTCCTGATTCATCTGAATCTGCTTTTGTCGTTTTAAATATCTTGTTTTGATAATAATACTTTAAATCTTGAATCATGAATTCTCTAATATTATCATCTTCCCATAGCTTATCCATCATAAATGGGGTAGCTAATTTTTCATGGTAGAATTTCTTATTTCCTGAAGATCCAAGTCTTTCACCATGCCCATCTTGCTTCTTCCAAAATTTAGAATCATCTAATATGTGGAATATCCCAGAGTGTGGAACTAATCCAGTGTCATAGATAAAATCTAACATGGTTTTCTTGTTTGGCTCTCCAAACTTTGTGTTTCTTATTGTAACTATGGTGCTATACCCAGAGCCACTATCCCATTCTCTAAACTTCTCTATGAGAATTTGACCTGCAATAGCATACCTTATAACTTTACCTCCTCCTTTACCTCTATTTCTAAGGTGGGATTTTTCCCATTTGTTTTCACTCTTATCAAGTTGATTGGTAGCAATCATTAAAACCCTTGCTTGGATTAGCTTAATGTGGCATTTGTTAATGAATTGCTTTAATAGTTCATTGCTCCAGCCTTGATCTCTAACTCCTACTTTGTTATTTTCAGTTATAGAGTTAGTATTAAATACTAAACTGTCAAGGAACATCCCTATAGTTCTAGTTTCTCCTTTCTTTCTAAATCCTATAATTCTGTCTAATTGAACTTCCATGTAAGTAAATGTCTCTTCTATGCTTACAAATTCCAGAATTAAAAGCTGCCCAGATGCTACATATTTGTCCCAATCTAATCCATACTTAACACATCTTTCTCTATCCAGGTCGCATTCATTTTGCAACCACACTACTATGCCACCACCATCTAATATAGTTTTAGCTAAATAGATGAGAAGCGCTGTTTTACCAGATTTATCCTCTCCAAGTAGCTCTATAAACAAGCCTATTGGCAATCCATCTCCTGATTCCTTTCTTAAGGCATAGTTTAATGATGGTATTCCAGTGTCAAAGAAAGGCTTGTTTTCCCTATATTCCATAATAGATTTATGGTTAACGTAAGGGTTTATAGCCAAAGAACTTTCGAGAGAAGCGGGGGGCTGCTGAACGATACCAGTGTTATCCTCTTGAGGATTTTCTGGTGTAATAACCTTTTTAACCATTATTATTGTCCTTTCTAATCATCCCAATCCCAATCATCATCATCACCTTGATATTCCATCTCATCAGCTTCATCCTCTCCTATTTCTTCTTCGTCGCCTATGAACTTCTTTTTAAATAACATAATTATTCATCCTTATCATTGTTAGTTATTAGCTTTAATGCCCATTCACAAACCTTGATTTTACCTTTGACCCTGGAAAGATCTTTTTCCTGTAGGTATATGTTTGATTCCAATGTCTTTAATGTAGATTTTCGAGAAGTAATGTATGCAAACATTTGAGGAGTCATGGCTTTCTTTCTATCCTTAACCTCTTCATCTGTAATCTTCTTTATTTCTCCAGATCGTTCCTTTTCTCTGCAATCAATTCCTATTTGAGACACCTCTATGTCTATCCAGGTTTCAAGTTCAGATTTAAGGTGGTCAAACTCTAGCTTGGCAATCCCAATATCATGATCCAGTAATGCTTTAACATCATTTAGTAAAGCTAATTTGTTAATAAAGAATTCTGATAGTCCTTCACGATCTCTGGAAACTGGTGGTGCTATATTGCAGTCAATGTGAACCATGGAGCCATCCCTATTGAAAGGTATTACTAATGGGAACATCTTCTCTAGATCTTCAATTCCATCAAGAGTTGTTTTAATTTCATTGTTTTCTTGGCTTACACTATTCATACTGTTCTCCTTATAGATAAATTGTGTAGTGGTATTTTACCCAAAGTGTGTATTTTCTTGCTTACTTTAATTAATCCAGTTAAATATTTTTTAGCTTCTTCAATTTCTTCTTGATGAAGATGCTGTTTAATATGGTCTCTTTGATTTGCATAACTGTCACTTTCGAATCCTTCTCCACATATTTTACACTCCATGCCATAAAACGTATCTCCAAGAGAATTTTTGCTCCTTAAGTTAAATTCAAAAAAACTTTTAATTAAATCATAGCCTAATAGATCTACTATTCCTGTATTGAATTTTGGTGCCATAATGCTCACCTACTTTCCTAGATTTCCTGAGTTGGCCAATAGATCATCATTGACCAGGGTATTTATGAACTCAAGTTCATCTTTTCCAAATTCTAACTCTATCATCCTATTTAGTTTAATGTTAATTTTATTAATCTCCTTTCTTAGTGCAATTTCATTTTGATCTAGCAAGTTCATTCTCTGGAGTAATTCTACCCCTACCTGGATGTCATCGTCAGAGTCAGATTCTGGATTTGTGGATTTTCTATCCTTAACATCCTCTATTGTTCTCCAGGTCAATGTCCAGTCTTTACATTCACTTGAATGTATGCAATTTATACACATCTCATTGTTTGGATCAAATCCATCATCACAAAATACATTCTTTTTATCATTTGCTGTCATTTTCCTTATCCTCCTTAAAATAATTTAAGCACTTGGGGCATTTGTTAGATTTTAATATTCTCATTTCTCTATTGTCCCAAATTGATCCACAGATACATTCAGTTTTGCCAATTAAAAACTTAAGAGAATCTGGGAGTGGTATTCTAATCTCGATAGATCCTAATGCCCCAAGTGATTTTTCTTTTCTTGATTTTGCTTCTGTCATATTAATAATATATACTTTCCAAGTTAGAATTTCAAGTTATGGTTGTCATCTTTTTGAATAGTCCAATGACTCTCTGCCATCGTATTCATTTATGTATATCCTTCCTCCAATCTCACAATCATCAAGTGTTATAATATTAATATCGGACCCACGTGCAGATGCAGCATTGGTCCCTAATTTCTCTATTACTGCAATTAAATCTGGGTGGTTTCTTTCTCTAATACTATTATAGATATGGGGACTATAAATATACTCACCACAAACAACCCCATCATAATACCCACTTGATTTATTACATAAATACTTCTCTTCAATTATGTCTGGATAGTTGGAAATATCCCCACGGCTACTATGAACATGTTTAATGAGAGTCTTCACTAAAGCATCTGATTCTAGTTTAATCAATTCTATAACAGCTTCTGTCGATAATCTAAATCCACCATGGGATGTATTGATAGCAACCTTGTTTCTTTTAGTGTTATTTATTAAGTAGTCCTCAATTACATCCATTATGTTTTCCAGGAATATTGGATGCATAACCATTTTATTGCTAATCCTATTAGCAAGTTCTTTTCTCTGGTTATTGGTAAAGAATCTTTTTTGTTTTTCTTCCATGATGCACCTCATTACATTTTGTTTAATATATTTACGCCTCTTCTTATTGCTAATTTGCGAAGGTAGTATTTAAATATCTTCATAGGATTGCCTGACATCCAGACACTCATCTTATACATCAATCTACCTCCTTTAATTATTTTATAACTTAATCTGCTGATACTATAGTGAGCTGATCTTCTTTTAGACATTCACAATCCTCCTTGCCTTTTTCATTTGATTTTGTTGCTATTTCATTTTTAAGCATTTGACCTTTTATTATATCCTTATTTATCCAGCAAGTTAAGCATATCATTTTTTTAACCAGCGAATTGTAGTAAAGAACTTGAAATTCATGATTACATATCCCACAACTTCCAGTTGATTCAACCTTTGAGCCATGAGCAACATTATAAGATGACCAGCAGTCCATGCACATCATACTTCCAGATTTAGGCTCTCTATATACATCTTTTTTATACTTCTTACAAGATTCACATTGATATACTTTAATATCATTTGTCTTGGCTCTCTGCATTTTAATGAGTATGCTATTGCAGTGTAAGCAAACATGGTCATTGATAATTGAACTAAATGCAACTCCATCTGCTGCATGAAGTTCAGTTCCACATGTAGCGCATGATCTATGATGTATGTAATTATTAACATTTTCGTTGTGGGAACTCTTAATAACAGTAGTCTTGTAGTTATATTTAAACATGGAATTGTTGGAATACCAAATTCCTTCATGTTTAAACCATGTTCCGAATTTAACTATCCTACCATCCTTGTTCATAAATATAAATCTATCTCCATCTATTGTAGATTCAAATAGTAATTTTATTTTTTGATTATAGTATATGTCGTTAAATACAAAACCATTCAATACTGTCTTAATAAACACTTGGGTATCTGAGTACCTATCACTGTAATATCCAATTAAATGCCCATTGTGTGCTATTGCTGTATTGCATGATGTCTCTAATTTTTCAAGATCTTCAAAATTGCCAGATAGTGGAAATGGATGGCATTGGTTCTTGCTAGTTTTAATTCCACTAGTCGCTATTCTAAAGTGATAAATTACAGTCTTATCTGATAATAAACTTTCCATGTCAAATAACTGCTTAAGGTTAATTCCCTTTTTAATAATTACCTTATTGTTATGTGTATATGCCAATCCTACTCCATCTGGATTTTCGGATGCCGCTAGTCTCAATTTATCTCTATCTGGTAGTTTTGCTTTGCTATGCTTGTATATTATCACACACATATTACACCTCTCCTGCTATAGAATTGCTTGATATTCTTTTAGCTATGAATCCAATCAACTTGGTTTTTTGATCATCCTGTAGTTGTTTAGACTGTGCTACAATATCAATAATTTTTATTGATTTTGATTTATTTGTGTCATGGACGTGTTGTATTATTAGATAGGTTAATAATATTAAACTTTTGAAGCTTTCTACATTCAATGTTCCCCTCCACAATCTGATCTCTATTGTGGAGAAGTTGGTTAAATTGCAAGCTGAATATTTATCTATAATAGAACCATTGTAAAGATCTGCTACATTGTAAAGTCTTCTACCTCCATATTTTTTAATCCTTTTCATTAAATTTTTAACAGTATGTTGCTTTCTGCAATATCTAAAGGAGCATGGTTTGCCACAATTTTTAATGCAATGAGTGTAGCCTTGATCTATTTCTATTGGCAAATCACTTTCTTTAAGCATACACCTATAATTATTGTTGCATCTCCTTGAAATTTTTGATAATTCCATAAAATTTTTATTGATAAAATCTAATAATCTCAAGGCTTTTTCCATAAAAGGTTTATTGTATGATGATGTTCTTGGCTTACTTAAATTACATCCATAATAGGACTTATTAAAGTGAACATGGAGCCCACAGGTTTTTTCTTTAAATGCATAGGCTCCGTAAGACTTTGCTATATTAAATATTTCATTCCAAGGAATAAGGAATAGTGCTTGTAGCTCCATTGGATGTGTAACTATTTCAAATCCACATCTTAAAGATCCGTCATGTTTAATGTAAAATATTTTTTCCTTGTTGGAAAATTGTTTCAGAATATCAAGGGCACATCTTTCCTTTGCACTAGTTGAATTGAACCCATCTATCTCTACTTCTATCCCAAGATATAGCTTCTTGCTATCTTCTTCATTAGAGATGTTAAATAGATCATAGCCAGTCACATCATTATTTTTAACATCTTTGCTTGTATATGTATAAAAATTGAATATGCTTGGCTTGTAGTTGTATGGTTTAACTGGCTCAACTTCATATCCCCTTGAACTATTTACACAATCTCTACATAGCAGTCTATCTCCAAGGCTCATAGTGGTTCTAATGTGAGCAGATCTGCCACATAATGTGCATACAACAAATCTACTTGGATAGCAACTACCGCAAAGATGCTCGCCAGTAACTGGATCTATTAATGCTTCATTATTTGGAAACCCATTATGGCAGTCACTACATATGAAATAATGAAGTTTCTTGCATCTGTCACAAACTGTATTATTGTTAAATAATCTCCATGACATTGTTGTTATTGAATACAATGTTCTATTACAGTGAGAACATGTAAACTTAGAACATTCTAAACAGCTATTGCAAACCCATACACTATTCCTGGTATTGGAGCCTTCTAAATATTTTCCATGAGGTTCAAAACTCCATAATCCACAACCGTGGCATCTATGAAAATGTTCACCATCCACTATTTGCTTTGCACACTTAATGCATATTCTAGGGCCGACAATGCTTCTTTCGAAATCACTACGACTAATACTTAAATCATTGTTTAAATCTAATAAGCTAGGAGTAAGGACAACGCTACTATCTCTCCTTCCCACCTCTCCATTGCATATCCGGCAATTAAAAGAACATCCATAGCAACCAATTATTAGATTGGCTTTATTGCTTGGGTCGATTGTCTCTGCTGTAACAGTAGAGCATGACTCACTTCCTATTCGTGGGGCACATGGTTCATCTGTCATATTGATTCCCCTTATTTGGAAGCTTGAATTCATAATATTTTCAGCCATGCTGTCAATTATGTTTCTTGTTGTTCTTGTTAGGTATTCTCTATTTGGCATGATTTTCTCCTTTGCTATTTGATGTTTTTAACACTTCTTCTTTGCAAGAATCACATAGTGAGCAGTCTTCAAATCCAGAAACATAATTCCATAGCTTTCCACCATTGTCAATTTCACTTTTGTTGCACATAGAGCAATGGTCGGTAGCTTTATTGCCTTGGTTTAATTTAAATTCTTGATAGCATTTATAGCACAGGCTCACGTTAAAAAAATCATCACAATAAATTGTTGCCGGCACTGACATGCAGTATTTACATGATATTCCACCAGAATTTAGATATGAGTGGCATTTAGGGATGCCTTCATTATCGGGACATGATGTATCTATGGATTTATTATCATGATTCTTGCTTATCTTGTAGTTATAGCTACATCCATAGTCATTATAGCAACCATAGTCTAGATAGTCATATTGATATGCTGTTACAAGTTTTGTTGTTTTCTTTTTAGTTAAAGTATCATTGGAATACCAAAGACCACCCTCTTTTATCCATTGCCCAAATTTACATATATTCCCATTTTTATTAAGAAATATGAATCTACTGCCTTGTGTTGCAGCTTTAAATAGTCTCCTTATTTTAATAGATGAAAGGTCATTGAAGCTTAACTTGCTTACTATTTTGTGTATAAACATTTGAGAATCACTATATTCTTTGTTGTTTTCAAAACTAGACATGCGTCCATTGTGAGCAAGGACTGTATTAAATAAGCCTTCAGTTGAAGATAGGTCATCCAATTTTTCAGATAGTGGAAATGGATGACAATGGGATTTTTCTTTACCTCCACTAGTTGCTATCCTGAAGTGATAAATTACTGATTGGTTTGATAGATATTCACCTTCTTTATTTATTGATAATAGGTAGTCAAGTGATATCCCTTTTTCGATCATGACTTTCTTTTTGCCATTTGTGGTATATGCAATTCCAATTCCATCAGGATTTCTTTTTGATGCTTCTGTTAATATATCAGAAGTAGGTAGTTTTGCTTTGCTATGCTTGTATATTATCACACACATATTACACCTCATTTAGCTATTTATGATTGAAGTTTTATTGCGTCTATCTCTAGACTGTATCATTTCCAACACTATATCCCGATCTCTTTTTTTCATTTTATTGATAACATCTCTAATGGTGGATGTTTTTGTAATTTTATCATTTTTGCACTGCTTGATAATTGCATGCGTTAGTAGTATCAATCCCTTAAATGATATTGGGCTAAGGGTTCCTCTCCACAACCTAATTTCTGTTGTATGGACTCCAGCGGTGTTTACTGCTTGATATCTTCCACATGATAAATGACCATTGATATAGTCAGACCAATTTCTTTTAGCTTCTACCCATGTGTCTTGACGATCATTTAAGCAAACTATGTCCTTTATTTTGGGATTTTTATGGCAATAATTGAACTCTTCCCTTTTTGATATTATGGACAATTCCTTCCAGTTCTTATTGAAAAAATTAACTAACTTAATCCTGTTAGTAACAAATTGCTTTGACGGGTTCCTTTTTGAGCATGGTTTTCTATAATAGCTATTATTAAAGTGAACATGGAGCCCACAGGTTGATGGACTATGGGATGACGCACCACTTTTAGATAGGAATTTTAGTATATCATCCCATGGCATAGACATAAATCGTTCTATATGCATTGGATGTGTAACTATTTCAAATCCTCCATCATTAAGTGATCCATCTTCTTTTAAATAAAAATTATTTCCATTGTTTGAGAAAATATTAACTAAATGATTGGCTATTCTATCGCTCTCGTCTCCACATTCAACTTCGAGTTCTATTCCAATAAATAAACCCCTTTTCAGTTGATTTTGGCGTATCAATGCCCCATTTCTAGTGTGGAACAGGGGGATGGGTTTAAAGCTATGGTGCCTTATTGTTTCGTTGCAATAATGATGATTAAAGCAATCTCCTTTGCAATAAAATGCTCTACACTTATCACAATATTCCACATTAGATGATTTACATTGACACCCACAAGAGCTGCAAGTTGAAACATATTTCTCTGCACATTGAATACAACATACTGAACCGACATCATCATTTAAATAGATATGGCTTAATAGGCTTGGAACTATTTCCTTCTGGCAAAAATGACATTTTTTAATATATCTACATTTACATCTATTACAGATATAAATGTTATATTTTTGGTCTATTAAGTGAAGACATGTGGTTGACTTGCATTTATAGCATTCATTTGTTTCTTTTTTGATCCTAATTTTATTACTAGATAGTGTCATATTTTAATCCTCCTTATCATTTTAGATATGCAATCTTTGTGCATATAATAAACAAGAACAATAATTGTTATTATGTCACAATACCAAAATTCAGATGATCCTGAAATCAGGGATTTGAAATTAGACTCTATTTTATCCATTGCAGGATTTTTATTTATAGCATCAACCTTAATGCTACCCCTGATTTCTATTCCATTGCACAGCTCACTATATGAATATATTCCCTTCTGTATTTTAAGATAATCATTGTATGACATATTGTTTCTTTTCCAGTTCCATATTGAGTTAAACAGGTCTATTACTCCTAATGGGAATATACTTCTATATGTAGCTTTCAATTTATTCATATTATCACTCCTTAAATGTTAAATGGAAAAGCAATCCAAGTCCTGATAATATTAAAAATATCATTAGACCTATTCCTGTGAAATTCCAAAAATCTCCCATATTACACCTCGTTGCTATTGATTAGTCTCTGGATTTCCTTTTCAAATCTATCTGCACTAAATTGGGGATTATCGTCCTCAAATAATGCAATAAAGCCAGATTTAAGCATATCTATGACAGAGTCAATCTTAACTCCATCTATTGCTTGTTTTTGAGCCAATGCTATTATTTTAGCTATTTTCTTATAATCTTTTTTAGTCATCATGACCTACTCCTCCTTTATTGTTGTTTCCTGAAATAATTTTCTTCTTTTCCAGGTCTATTATTCTAATATCGGTATAAACAATATAACCTCTTGGTTGTGAGATGTAATGATCGTTCTTTGCCTTAGCAGCTTCTGTTAATGAGTTTGTTTTTAAAATAACCTTTAGAGTTCCATCTGAATCCGTGGGAATGTATGCTACAGCATACCGTAGTTTCTTATTACAATTATTACAATTATTACAATTACACATAATCACTCTCCTTTTAGAGATTTTGCTAAATTGATACATATGTCTCGATTAAAATCTTTTTTAAATGTCAATTCTCTTATTCCTATATTTCCTTTAAGGGCGAAAAGCTCATGTTGTCCAGATTTAATAACTTCGAAACATTCTTCACTCAATACTAGATTTTCTTCATCCTCAAATAACACTACAAAAACCTTTTCTCCTGGCTTTATGAAGTCAATATAATTATCACAAGCCATAAACCCAGTGTGCTTTTCTATGTTTTTAGTAAGTTTTTGACTATTGTAACTATTACACTTAGGCTTTCCAGTCCCTGGGAACATTGCTTTATAGTTTATTTTAGAACAAGCAGCAACATCATTCCCTCTAGCTTCATGTTCATAATGGACAGGAAAATAGTCTTTGTTGCAGTTTCCAATCATTTGTTCTCTATAACTCATCTTGCTCTCCTTATAAAAAGGTTCACTTATATAATATGCAATTCCTATACCAAAATTGCAAGTCCTTGAAAATAAAGGATTTACAATTTCAGGATCTTGCAAGGTTACACTTTTTTTATTTAAAATTGTTTCCATTTGACCCATTTCAGGATTTCGTCCCCAAAAACTGTATCCAAAAAACACATTCCCTTTTGGATTTGAGGATTTTGAGGATTTCTTGCCTGGGCGTATATGATTTTCTGCAATTTTGTCCCTTTTCCAGTTTTGCCCCACAAACCCACTCAGAACGATAAAATCATTTTGGTATTTGAATACTGAAATGTCAATTATCCTTGAAATATTATCAATATTATCAATATTATCAATATTATCAATATTATCAATATTATCATATATGTAATATTTCACATCATCATTCCACAGCTGGAAGTCATTCCACAGCTGGAAGTCATTCCATAAGATATATTTTGTTTTTAAGTTTTTATTCCGTCACCTATTAAAAAATTATATCAATTAAAACTTATAAGATGATTTATAGACAATAAAAAACACGGAACCAAGGAATATTGCATCCCGTTGGTTCCGTGTTGTTAATTGTTTTGTTTTTAAATATTCTCCTATATTACTTTTCTTAAAACAATTATTGCTATGAAAACTATGACTTGATATATTATCATTATTAAATTCTCCTTTAATATCTTATGGTTTGACGACATTCTTCACAGATATATTCTTTTACGAATTCATCATATTTCAATTCGACTTCTGAGCTTGGAAGTCCGCATAGGTAGCAAAATTTATTGGCAGTATAACCACGCGAGACTTCCGCAAAACTTTTTTCATCATATTTACTATCCAGATAATAATCATCTACTAGATTATATCTGATGAGCGAATTATTTGAATAATATAATCCCTTGGATTTAATCCAATTTCCGAATTTCGTTACCTTGCCGGATGTGTTCATTATTATCAGTCTATTTTCGTCAGTGATAATATTCAGTAACATCCGAATTTTCGGATTTAATAAATCCTCGAATTTGAATTTTGACAAAACTTTACTAATAAATATCTGCGTATCTGAATATTGTTTTGATCCGGCATAATCAAGGAAGTGTCCATTATGAGCGACGACGGTATCACATGATAATTCTATTTCGCAAAGTTT